CCAGTTGCGCCAGTTACTCCAGCCGAAGCTGTAGCGTTCACGAGCCTTGTACCGCATATTACCAGTATCGAAGTCACCTTCCATACGAGTCTGCAGAGGTACACGAGTGAACATCTGGGTGCCGTACGGAACGTCAGTTCGAATGAACCAAGCGTTGTTGTCCGTAAAGCGATGGTTAACGTGGTAGCCCTTGCTGAAGTAGCCCATCTCCTTCAGAGCATTGGTATCATTATCGGCAGTGCCTACCCGCAGATCAGACTTAAGGATACGGGTTGCCGTAAAGATAAGCTGGGGCGGAATGTGTAGGGACACAGCCTGTGAACCAATAAGAATGTCACGGTCGTCCTTCATAAGGCCGATGTTAATTAGTGCATTCTCAAGCGCCGTCTCAGAAAGATCAGCAGAGACGGTATTACTCTGTAGGCCTGCGCTTCGAGTGGGATGGGATGCTGAGAACAGCGGAACGCCATCACCTCCCTTGTATGCAGTAGCGGTGTTAAAGCCGTTATTGAATACATCTGAAGCCTTGGTCTGCTTCGTAGTGGCCATTGACCGGCCTAGCGCCTTTGACTGCATCTTGGAGTAGGTGTCATAAAGGTTGTCCTCCATGGCCTCTTCGGTGATGCCAAAAGCAAGAGCAATAGTCTCGTGGGTCCAACGTGCGGTCCACAGTTCGGTCATGTCATCGTACTGGACAGCCGCACCCTCGTTCTTAACGGGTGCCGCGCCTAGGCCGCTGAACAGGACCTGCTCTTCAAAAGCCCGGTCGGAGCTTTCGGTATCGAATAGAACAGTGTGTTCATTGTCAATACTCTTGTATTCTGATCCAAAGACTGCGTTAAGTCCGGGAACAAGCTGTTTTGCAATATCTGAGCGATTAATTGTCATTTCCTATCCCCTTTCCTTAGGTAGTGCTCTGGTTAGTGCTGGTTACAGTCCAGATATGGCGGTTCCACTTAGCAACAACTAGGGGGAATGCATCCCCGAAAGCGTTGCCCGCTTCGCCCCATACGTCCATGATTCGTAGCTGACCCACACCAACGGTGCGGCTTGCAGCACTGAGAGCCATGCCACTCTGGCCAGTGAGGGTGTTGCCCGCACTAACTGTAACATTAAAGTTATAGCCACGATCACCAGCGGTGACAGTAGCGTCAGCCTGAATTACAAAGACCTGATTAGGGTCATCTGCAACGTAAGCTTCGATGGTTCCGTCAGCACTTGACGTGCCTGATGGAAAATAGTTTGACCATACTGGGGTCTTGGTAACGGGATCAACATACTTGCAGCCCATAAAGGTGCCTAGGGGTACATTGGTCGAAGTAACAAGAGCCTGTACAGTGCCAAAATTTGCATCTCCGGCAGATGTGTTGAGAACAACAGCATCGTCCTTAAAGATGTTAACAGCGTAGGAATTCGCAATCTTGAAGGTTGAGTATCCTAGGTTGTTAACGTTCTGGCCTAATTTCGCAATCGGACGGAGACCCTGTGGTACAAATGATTTAGCCATTTTTTATCTCCTTTTTAGCCAAAGTCTACATCTCGGCCACGAGTGACTTCTGATGTAGAGTCGTCAAAAACCGGAGCCTCACGAGTGGAGTGCTTACGAGCTTCTCTTGCAGCAGACTTTACAGCCTGTGAAGACATCTCTTCATAATATCTCTGTCGTGCCTCAGCCTTAGCTTTTGGAATAAATGCTAGTGCCAAGTCTCCAACGGTAATTAGCTTTCCCCAGCGAGGGTTATCTAATACCTCTACAAGTCCTTCAAATTCCGGTGCCTGATCTAGTGTCAGGAATTCGTAACCTTCAGACCTTCGCTGATTAATATTGCGGTGATCCGTTTCATTTCTTGTTGCAATACGAATCCAACGGGTAATGTTACCCTGACTCGCAAGCCGCTCCCTTACTTCTGCCGGAATGTCCAGTAGGTCTGGGGGAGTATAGTTCACCACACGACTAGCCTGCGCCCTAGTCTTTGAGACTTCTGTCTCTTCGTCCGCAGATTCTACGCCTTTAATTGATAAGGACATAACCACTATTTTCCTTCGTGCTATTCGCTTCCGCCTTGGCCTTCTGGACTGCATACTCTTTGTTGCTTAGTCCAAATTTCCTGGCGATTTCCTGTTCCTCTTTCGAGAGACGGACTGTATTCTTACCTCCGCCACCTCCTGTCCGGGTCTTGCCCGCCACAGTTGATCGAGGCCTTGTCTTCTGCTTGAAGTGCTCAGGGAACTCTTCAGCTAATTTCTTTTCTACTTCCGTGTAATAGTCAGGATCATTTGGTGAGTAGCCTTCTGCCTCTAGTTCTGCGGCGTATTCCGCAGTGGCTTCTCGAACATTTGCATCCTGCATCACAATCGGGTGAGCCTGTAACCACTGGGCCACCTTGGGATTTGCACGGGGCTGCTGCCTCTGGGGCTGCTGCTGCTGGCGCTCTTCCTCTGGCGGCACATAGGAATCAAGGCGGCGCTTCTTGTCTTCTAGGTCACGCATCTTACGCATATGCGCAAGGGCACCCTTTGAATCACCTTCATCTGTAGCTGAAGCCCACGCCTCTTCGGCAGCGGCTAACTCTTCAGTAACAGTTCTCTTGAGACCCGCGACGGTTGCCGTCTCATAATCTCGTTGTCCCTTCTTGATATTACCAACTTCGCCTTTGAGTTCATTGACGGTCTTGCCTAGGGACTCTGCAAGTTCCCGCCACTCATGCTTCTCACGAGTAATCTGCTTAATGCGCAGTTCCGCCCTTGAAGGCTTACCTCGCTTCTTAGTATTTTCTGCACCATCGTCCACAAATGTGGAGGTAGATGTCTCAATTTCTTCAGCATCCGTAGAAGTCTCTACGCTAACTTCGTCCTCTAGCTCTACTTCAAGAGTTTCAAGGTCGAGTTCATTCCAGCCATCGCGTGCCAAATTTCTCTCCGATTTCCCGAACTATTATGTTCGTGTGAGTATTATACACAATAAGTTGTGTATTGTCAAGTTTTAATTACCAGACCTTTAATTTATCTGGATTGTCTACAACCATGAGGACTTCATCATCGTTCATTACAAGCATCTTGCACTTGTCGTACATGAACTTCGCGCCACCATACTTGGGGTAGACTACGTATGAACCTACTTCGGCCCATGGCATAATGGCCCCATCGACAAGCATATCCTTGCGTGTGTAACAGAGGGGTCCCATAGCTAGGACGCGGCCTACAGTAGTGAGGAATTCCGCATCGTCCTTAGCCTGATCTGGAATATAGATTCCGGTCTTGGTCTTTTCTGATAGGGAGATAGGCCGCACAAGAATTTTCCAGCCCGTTACTACAGGCAGGGTATCAGGGTCAGGGCCATCTTCAGAAGTCCATTTAGCGAGTGCAGGCAGGGTATCAGGTCGCATCTTCTTGCATTCTCCTTATGAGGTTATCGTACTCTTCGGTAAGCTGTAGAATAGCTTGCCTTTCACCTACATAATACTGGTATTTGTCTTGTGTGTCAACCCCAGATAGAATGATATTTTCTACGTCTGCGAGCTTCTCCTTGAGAATTTTCTTGAACTCTCTTACAAAGCTCACTTGGAACTCTTAGCTTTAGCGGAAATGTTTGCCACTTCCTCTCTAGAAAGGATGTCCGCTGTGGCCTTGAGGCCGTCAAGGTTCATGGCATCCTCTTTAAGGAGAGCTTCAAATTCCTTGATGGAGTGAGCACGATCTTCAGCAGATTGCTTGCCCAGCATTTCCTGCCACTTACGCAGGAGTTCGCCTTCCTTGATGTCCAGTTCGCGGTTCTTGAGTTGCTGATCGGTCATCTGCTCTTCGTTAGCGTGCATCTTATTGAAGGCAAGAACTTCTTCGGCGGCCTGTCCCATAATCATTTCAGCAGTCTGAGGATCAGTTGCCCCTCCAGTCTGTACGAGACCACCCATCATTTCCTGCCAACGCATTACAAGATGTTCTTGGATATTCGCTGCGACGATTGGGCCTGCAGTCTGCATTGCCGGATTGGAACCCCCCATTGGGTCTTCAAGCCACGCCTTCTTTACTTTGATGTGCGCGTCATGGTTCTGTCCTTGGAAGGCTTGGATAGGTGCCCCCTTGGTAGCTGCCATAATGTCAGAGATGGGGTCCTGTGGCTTGGGTTCTGCCTTCTTGGCCATAAGTTCCTCAATGTTATCTTCATCCATTGCCACGTAGATGCGGCGGATTACTGCAGGCATATCATGGTATTGCGGCATCTGCTGTGCAATAGTGAACTTCATGTGGGCCTGCGCAAGGCGCTCTGCCTTTGAAGTGATATTGGGGTCCGCAACAGGAATAACACTTACGCCTGTAAAGTCTTCGCGGGCAATTACATTGTCGCCGTTAACTACTTCGTAGGGATAGTTGTCAGAGAGGAATTCACTATTGATACGCGCAAGAATCTTGAACTCTTTGCGCTGTGCCGCGTGCATTCTCTTATGGACACCTGAGAAGAACTTGGTGCTCTGCTCAATGAGGGCCATAGTAGTGCCCACGGGGCCGTAGTTGGAGGCATCGGAGATTACTGCTTCTGTAGCATCCGCAAATTTCTGACCACGCCCATCCATAAAGGAGAGCATGTTCATAAGGGTAGCTGACGGCTCCTTATAAGGGACAGGCATCAGGGCCTTGGACAGGTCCATATTCTGGGCCTCAACGTCTCGCCATTCGCCGGGGGAAAGTGGATCATCCCCGCCAACAACTCGAAGGCCCTTAGCCTTGAAGCCCCCTTGGAGGTTAGCGAACTGACCTGCATCTACGAGGGAGCGCAGGATGGCCGTGAGGGTCATCTGAAAGTTACCGACTAGATGAATGAAGCCTAGGCCGTAGAAGCCAAAGCCCGGAACGAACTTGTAGTGAATGAACCACTCCTTCTTGGTATAGGAGGGGTCTTCCTCATCCCAGTTCCGTCTAATGGAAAGGATTTGGCGCGTCGTCTTGTCAAGAGTTACAATGTATGGGACAGCAATGCCGTCCTCACGACCGAATTCGTCGTCCTCAATGAAGAGGTCTACATGCTGCTCAAGTACTTCATAGATGTCATCCTTTAAGGTGTAGCCTGTACCGATGCCAAAGGTCTCGTACATCTTGAAGGAAATACTGTCTTCATTAATCTTCTCAGGGTCACCAAGTTCAATGTCCTTGTAGAAGCCCGAAGCGATGTCCTTGCGCAAGTCGTTAGGCGAGAAGTGCATAATTTGAGTGTAGCGAGGTGCCCTCTTAAGGTCACGCGCATAGTTGGATACTACGAACTGGTCAATACCAATGAATTCTGAGACAGGCCTAGTAAGGGTGTCATCAAAATGGATTTTGCGGAATGCGCTACCAATGATAGAAGTGTACAGGAGCATGGATTCAAAGTCGTCATAGTACTCTTCCATCTCTTCTGTAAGTTGGTAATTCATGAAGGTCTGTACTCGAAGTGCCTGAGCTTCTTTCTCTGGGGTCTTCTTTCCTAGAACTTCTGCGCGCACTGGTCCTTTGGCGGGTAAGAGTTCCTGCGCGGCTTTAGCCTGAAACTTGACGGCATTCTCCATAATGAGGGGATGTGTCGCTGAACATGCGCCCTCGAAGGGTTGAGACTTATCTTCAATGTCCAGACCTAGAAGGTCCATTCCCTTGAGGATAGTCCGTTCCCATTTGGCGCGCGACTCTTTATCATTGTCAAAGTTCTCAATTACGTCTTCTGCGATATCATTGAGAATGTCCTCGTCAAGAACTTCAGCAAGATTCTCGAAGAAGTCAATAGGCTCTTCAATGATTTCGTCTTCAAGCGGCTCTTCTCCCTCAAGTTCAACATTGACCTCTTCAAAGTTCTGGTCAATCTCTTCAGAGATTACACGCTCGCGTAAGTTTGGAATTAATGCCATTCTGTATTATACCTTAATTTTGGGTATTATGCAACTAAGTTAGACCAATAGGATTTACGCTTCCTACTCTTCCGTTGAGGTTCCGCCTTCTGATCGTCAGGATGTTCGATAGCCCAATTGTCACGTAAGTATTGGACGGCCTGTGTCATGGTGTCTACATAGTCATCATGCTCTGCATAGGGGAAAGAGCACACCTCTGTAATGAACTCATCACACCATGCCTTGCGCTTAGGCACCCATACGTAGCCAGATTGGACATGGGGGGTGATGGCATGGGCGCGTAACTCCTTGGAGTCCTTGGATGAATAGACTAGGATAGGAAAGCCCCTGCGCCTCATCTCTTGAATAAGAGATTGACCTGAAGCCTTGTCTTCAATCATAACACCATCTGGCTGCCACTTGTCGTAAAGGCCCTGTACCATCTTGCATAGGTCGGGGAATTGCCACCGCCCCTTTACAGCGTACAGTAGAACGAGTTGGGGAATAAGTACTTCACGCCCATCAGTAAGGTGCGAAGATTTGCGATAGACTCCCCAGATTGTAATGGCACTGTAATCGCTGCGCTGATTATCCTTGAAGGCCGTATCTGCCGACATGAGGATGTATTCACACTTGGGTGGCTTGTCCTTCTCCCAGTCCGAGAACCACTTGGGATTGAAGATGGTCCCCTCTTCTGAGGTAGGGGTCTGCATATAGAGGGCGTTCCACTTAGGCGCAGGGGTAGATTCCTTGGTGTCTAGGAGGGTATCAAGGGGCCAGTACTCGGGCCAATAAGAACCGCCTTCTTCAAGGCCTAGGAGTTCTGCGGATTCATGATCTAGGATAGCTGGGATACGTATGACTTTCCACTGATCTGCGCGAGCGTTCTCGTCTGCAAGGGATAGTAGAAAGCCTGACAAGTCGTTGAGATGCCAGCGCGTATTAATAATGATGACGGCCCCGCCCGGTAGGATACGTGTACGAAAGCCCGGCGCGTACCAGTCATTGATCTTGGTGCGCTCAGTCTTCGAGTAGGCAGTCTGCTCCGAGACAGCATCATCAATAATGCCTACGTGCCCACGGAAGCCCGCGATCTGCTTGCCCGCGCCCGCCGCGAGGTACTCACCTTTTTCTGTGGTCTGCCATCTTTTGACGGCCCGCTTTTCCTTGGAGATTTTGGTCTCGGGAAAGATGTCCCTATATATAGGAGAGTCCACGAGGTCCCGGATTTCGGCGGAAAATTTCTCAGCAAGCTCGACGCTGTGGCTCACACCTAAGATATAACGCGACGCGTGACGCCCGTAGTACCACGCCGGGAAGAGGACAGAACACAGCTTGGACTTGGTGGAGCCGGGGGACAGGAAGATCATCAGGCGAGTTACATCGCCGCGCTCCACGGCCATGAGTTCCTTACATAGGAGGCGGATGTGCCTCCCGTCCACAAAGTCGCCTTCGGGGAGGATCATGGGGGCCATCACCTTTACAAAGGTGTGGAGGTCTTCTTGGGCCTTGACATAAAGCTTCTGTCTTAGTAGACTCAGAAGCTGGACTTGTTCGGCCCCCTTATTCTGTGTCATCCCCAAGGAGGTTCTGCAGGCGCGCGATTTCCTCATCAAGCTCATCTGAGTTGCGATGAGTATGCTCGATCTTCTGCTCGGACTTCTCAATGAAGAGACCTAGAGATTTGCCTAGATGCTCGTTAGCTTTATTGGCATTGCCATAATCACCACAGTCAAAGGCTGCGTCCCTAATCTTCTCAAAGTTAGATAGAATGTCTGCTGCTGAGATTGCAGCCTTTTCACTTGCCATTTGGTAAAGCTCCATTATATACTGTGACACGTCTGGTCGATGCAGCCAGCGCCAAACGATGTTACGTCGATCTTTCAGTGACTTTGCGTTAAGCCCGGTTTTGTGGTAAGCTTTTTGCCACTGGCCGGTTGCCACGAATTCCCGCGCAAACTTGATTAAGTAGGGCGGGAGATTGACATACGAAGGTTTATCTGGTACGTTAACCATGTGAACATGATAACATATTTTTGAAGAATTGACAAGGAGGATTACTTGGCGGAGGAAAAAGAAGATACCGCTTCCCCTGCCGCCCGACTACTAAAGTTTAGTTTAGACAGGTTAGCTTTATGGAAATCCCCAGATGGGGCACCGTTCTGCACTGTGAAGGAGACAAAGGAAAGTTATTCCATTGCCTCTTCTGCTGTAGCGTCCCTACTCGTAGAGTACTATGAAGAGATGACGCAAGGAAATGATGTACTTTCCCGAAGCTGCCTAGAGATGGTTATTACGGCTCTCAGTGCCAAGGCGTTCAGAGGCAATGTAGAGTACACACCCGCAACTCGCGTCCACTTCAATGAAGAAAGAAGGGACCTATGGGTTGACATGGGGGAAGGCCGTTTCGCTCTTATCAATGCAGATGGGTGGCAAATATTGACTAGCACATCCTATAAGTTCCTCCCCATTCCCGGTGCCCGTACCCTCCCCGATCCTGATCCTACAGGTGATATCAACAAGTTGAAAGAGTTTCTTACTATCACAGATGAGAAAGACTTCATCATGGTAGTGGGCTGGCTTGTAGGCTCCTATCTCTGTAAGGATCAGTACCCCATCTTACAAGTTAATGGGCCGTATGGTTCAGCCAAGAGCACCCTGAGCAAGTTTGTAAGGGGCCTTATTGATCCTAATACCCGTATCTTGGAGAGTCCCCCAGACAATAAGAGAGACTTTGTAAGCCAAGTTATGAATAGCCACGTCATTGCTATTGATAATATGTCCTATATGCCCCAGTGGCTTAGCAATACCCTTTGCCAGATCAGTACAGGCATTTCCCTTAGTTCCCGCAAGCTTTATAGCCAACACGATGTTGATGGCATCCAAGTTTCCAAGCCCGTTATCCTTAATGGTATCGAGCAATTCGCAGAAGCCCCCGACCTCCTGAGTAGAACTCTGCATATTACGCTGCCCGTCCTTGACAGGAACGATGAGAAGCTGGCCGTGCAGGGGCGCTACATCCTAGAGCGATACGCCGCAGAATATCCCAAGTTGCTGGGAGGCCTCTTTAATGTGCTGTCAGCAGCTATCGCCAAAGAACCCACTGTCCAAATTAAGAAGGCTCCCCGTCTCCTGAAGATCGCCTACTTCATGACCGCTGCCGAAGAGGCTCTAGGTTGGGAAGAGGGCACTTGGATCAAGGCCGCTACAGATAACGCGGAAGATCAGTTCGGAGAAATCCTAGCCAATAACCCCGTGGCTGCAGTGGTCCTTGAATACATCACTGAAGTCAAGAACTTCGAGGGCACCATGACAGACTTGCTCAGTGCCCTCACAATTAAAGCGCCACTCAAAAATCCAGCTTGGCCCAAGACAGGCAAGAAGCTGGGCAATGAATTGAGAAAGTTGGAGAATGAACTGAAGAAGAGTGGCATTCGCTTCACCCAAAGTGCCCGCACCTCAGGCGGACAAAAGTATATACTGGAATTACGACATGACTCTTAGCTTAATAGCTGGCCTATTCCTTGTATCTTTTAATATAGCACTGTGTATACTTTTACTTTATATTGGTGTACGTCTAGCAGAGAGGTACTTTGATGGTTTCTAAGTGGGATGCCCGCTTCTTGGAGTTAGCCAAGCATGTTGCCCAGTGGAGTAAGGACCCCAGCACCAAGTGTGGGGCGGTAATTACACAGGGAAATAAGTTGATTTCTGTAGGGTATAATGGCTTTCCTCCCGAAGTAGAAGATACTGAAGAGAGGTTGACAACTAGAGAAATTAAGTATAAGATTGTACTACATGCTGAAGACAATGCACTTGCTTTTGCAGGACCTGCAGCATACGGAGGTACCCTTTATGTATCAGGTATCGCGCCTTGTACACCGTGCGCCTCCAAGATTATCAGGGCAGGGATTGCCCGAGTAGTCACTGACGCCCCCCATAAGGAAAGGTGGGCAGAAGATAATGCCTTAAGTGCAGAACTTTTTAGAGAAACCCTTACACAATTTGAATGGATTCAAGATGACAACTAAAGCAGAGTACGCTACATACAATAACGCCATGTGGGAAGCCTATCAGGAGGTCGTCAAGGCCTCTAGCAAGAGGGGCCACACAGAAGCCATGGGTGTCCTAGTGGACCGCATGTACCAAGTAATGGACGCACTGGTAATGGAGAAGATCAATGCCAAAGGCTGATGGAATTCAGTATGCATCAATGCGCGACGATCACATCCTTTATTGGCTCAAGTATCTGAAGGAGTTTGCTGCCCAGCCTATCAAGGATAGCTATCTTGTGGAGGCTGCTGATGTAGCTTTCAGGCGGGGTCTCATTGGTGAGAAGTGGTATGACTACTTTGTAGGTAGACAGAAGCTTGCACCTTGGCAGACTTGGGACGACTAAGAACTAGTCAAGTAATTCTTCTAAGAAGAGGGGGTAAGTATATTTGCTTACCTCCTTTTTTTATGCTATAATAGTGGTCTTAGCACAGTGGATAGTGAGTTTGCCTGATCCCTCTATAGATTACGAAGCCCGGCAAGTCGCAGCCCTAGCCATGCAGCAAATCTCGAACCACGAAGTACATTGTGGGGAGAGGTGGACACAGGCTAGGGACGAGATGAAAACGTTACGCAAGCATGTCTGGCTGGCCTTCGGGTCCCTCTTGGGTCTTATTGAATTCATTGTTCCATTGCTAAAGAAATTCATTGAAGGATAATCATATATGGCTGGCGGTAGAGGTTCTGATCTTTGGGAGAATAGGTACAAGCGGCGCAGAAGTTCATCTGAACTAGGCGACCTTATCTTGTCAGTAACAGGCAGTGGGGGCTACTATCCTTCTGCAGACAATATCTTGAGTAGCCGAGATAGAGACGTTGAGGTTGGGGAATTGCCTGCCCCCGGCTACGGGCTTACACCACCTACGGAGGATGTGCCTACGAGTATGCGGGCGGATATGCCCCCAGTCCCCGGAGTACGTCCAGAGCGCACTACTTATAGGGATGGCTCAGGAACTCCCCAAGATGTAATTGATTATCTTACTAGTGGGCGGCGGCAGGAGCCTATGCCTCAAATGTCCCCTTCTTCAGATTCCCGAGGGTGGGGTAGCCCAGCTATTGCAGACCTTATGGCCCCACGAGGGGAAGCGCCTGCTTCACATGCCTTTGGTCCTGTAGCGGACTCTAGCAGGGACACGATTCAGGGACGTAGGCCCAGTGGCCCAACCCCTATGCCTCAGGATGTAATTGACTATCTTACGAGTGGGCGGAATCAGAGTACCCCACCTAATCTGAGAGAATCTATGCGGGGGAATACTCCCAGTCTTACAGACCTTATTTCTGGCCTAAGTGGCCCAAGTGGCCCAAGTGCGCCTCCATCTTTTGGTGGTCCGGGTGATCCTATGCAGAGGCAGAGTGACAGGCCCGGAGCTAATCCGATGCCCTCCTTTGCAGATAGCCCCAGCTTACCCCCACTGCACGCCAATATGGTTGAGCGGATTGTCCGTGACTTCGGAGGCCCTGAGGGTGTTCCTCCCGGTGGTCAGGCGTACATTGATGCTATCTTGGCTGCCAAGAATATTCAGGAAGCCACGGGCTACTACAATCAGTACCTTGAGGCGAAGAGCGCCAATAGTTTTGCCAGAGGGGGCCGTGTTCGCGGCTTCAAAGCTGGCGGCGGTGTACGTTCTGGCGGAAGTCCAGGAAGTACTGCCCGAGGTGGTCAGGGTGCTCCCTCGGCAAGAAGCTCATCAGTATCCCATGATTATACTGCCAGAGGTGGCATTGGTGCTCCAGGGTACGCGCAGGATCAGGGCTATTCAGGAGTGGGTGGTGCGGTAATTGACCATGCGCCCGGAATTTTAGGTATGGGCCTTAGGGGTCTGCGAGGGCTAGGTGTTTTCGGCCGCGCCGGTGATCCACATAATCATGCGAAAGGTATTGGTCGAGATAATAGTCCGGATCATGGTGGGCGAGATATGCGTAATGACTATCCCGGTGGCCTAGCTAATAATGCTCCTGGGGGTGCCGCTTATGGCGGTGACCAGTATGGGCAACCTGCTGCGCCTGCGCCTGCGCCTATTGCGCTTCCGGGCTACGGCAGCGTCGATTTCGATGCCATCCTTAGTCGCCTTCTAAGTAGGGGGCAGAGTGCTCCTGTTTCGCCTGAGAGTCTTACGGATCGGCAGCGCACACGGGTTCCCCAAGGAGCGCCAACTTTCCCAGTAGGGCAAGGTGGCCAGCTTCCTCAGGGCGCGCCAACAGGCTACGGTAATACGGTGCCTGGTGAAAGCATCTGGGAATACCTAGCACGGAGCGGATCATGACAAGAGATGACGTAGCGTATGGGGCTGCCACGGTTTGGGGTGAAGCCCGAGGTGAAAGCTTTGAAGGTAAGGTTGCGGTGGCCAAGGTCCTATTTAATAGGGTTGCGGACCAGCGGTGGCCTAAGACCCTTAAGGAGGTGGCTACTCAGCGGATGCAATTCTCCTGCTGGAATGACAATGATCCCAATAAAGCTAAGGTTGTGGGTGTGGTCAATCGTATCAAGGAGTATCGTGATCTGGATGAGGTGATACTCGATTGCCTTGCGGCCCTAGCTACTGCCTATGCCAGTGGTCCCGATATGACAGAGGGGGCTAATCATTATCATACAGATAGTATTCAGGCCTATTGGTCCAAGGGCAAGACGCCTAGCGCCAAGATTGGTCGCCACCTCTTCTTCAAGCTGTAATGGCAGAAAGCCATGGATAAGGCGGGCGGCGTTACACAGATGCGCTATGATAGGGCACAGGTCCATGTGCCAAGGGTAAGGCCCCGCCCCGGTTCAACAAGGGGAACGGGTGTTACAGACTGGAATTCCCCCAGCATTGACAATGGGCCACCGACTAAGACTTTATCAGAAACAATTTACGGGTGGTTTGAATGACAGTAATTGCCTTTAGAGATGGTGTAATGGCAGCGGACACCTGCGCCGTATGGTTTGGCGACTTGAAGGATATGGGCTGCCACAAGATTATGAGGGCGGGCAAGAAGCTTATAGCCTGTGCGGGAATTGGCTGTCCCTCTGATGCGGCGGCGCTCAAGTGGTACAAGGAGGGGATGCCCCCTTGGCCCGAGATGAACTTTGTCATGCTTATAGCGGCGAAGAAGGGCCTCAAATTAGCCACTACCTTAGGAGGCTTTGACCTTGTAAAGGCCGAGTACTTTGCTATTGGCGCGGGAGCGCAATGTGCAATGGGGGCTATGTATATGGGGGCCTCTGCTGAAGAGGCGGTACAGGCCGCCATTAAGCATATAGATGGTTGCGCCGGTGACGTGGACGTTGAGAGCTTGAGATAAATGCTCGTCAGGGGGTTGCGCAGCCCCCGCCTTAGTGCTATAATAGTTGCGATGGGAATGCAGCATTTGCCCCTAGCGATCCTAGGAACCCAGATGCACCCCGGCTTAAGGGGCGCGGCAAATGTAAAGGCGGCAACACCAACGTTCATGTGAATCCCAGGAGCTACTCTCTGGCCCAGCGACCCTGGGAGCCATAGGTGGAATAGATAGCGACTGCTGCGATAGAGACCGGACGACCCACGACCCCGGCACCTCAGGATCAACCCGCTTTCCACGTCTAGAGACGGTACGGCCCGGCATGGGAGGCCCCAAGCCCGAAGTGGAGAACCTCTATTAAATTGTGTCAAAGGTGACTTTGATACTTTTTTTTAAGAAATAGAGCTTCCGCCGCCATCCCCCTATGGAAAATAAATGAGTGACTCTTAAGGAGGGGCTTTAGGTTAGCAGTGCTTTTTCCTTTAATATCAAGGGCTTAGGGGACGGGCTTTAACCTCCGGCATTGGGATGTTTCCCCCGCTTGCTAAGTTCTTGATGTATAAGGGTTATTAGACACTCCCTCACTAAACTCACTGCATCTACACTGAGGAATTGGTAGCTAAGTGCTTGATATTGTTGAATACCGTGCGCTTAGTGTGGGTAGTGAGGGAACTTTTGCTATGTTCTTAGTAAAAAGAAGGTAAGAGTATACTAGAGAGAAACAAAAGCATCGTCACTAAACTCACTAAACTCACTAACTTTTTTATTGTTCAATGTTATCAAGGGGTTACGCGGGTTTCTTCAGTGCTGTTTGTAAGAGTTTTTAGTGACTTTAGTGAGGGAGCGCCTAATTAGCCTTTAGTTTCAAGGGGTTAGCTGTGCGCTACTTAGCGCAAGACTGGGGCGGAGGGGAGCGTCATCAACGGCGTGGGCTAGGGCTACGAGTTCGGCTCGCTGCTCAGGGGTGTACTTGAGGCGGTGACAGATGGTGTAGGGCATGTCCTTCTTCTTGAGGAAGGCTAGGGCCACAGAGGTGCGAGGGTGGCCACGTCCGTACTTCTGTAGGAAGGTGCGCATGGGGCGGATGGTGCGGCAGACCCAACGGTGGCGATTGATGGTGCCACTGTACTCTAGGAGGCGGGGGTCTAGGTGGGAGATTTCAATGGAGATGTGGGGCACGTCCCTGTTAAAGTTGTAGACGTAGATGCGTCCGTACTTCTCAAAGATTTCAGATAGGGGTAATTGGGGCGCTTCACTTATAGCTGTGGGCATTGTGTTTTCCTTTCAATTGCAACGCTTCACTTATATTGTATCATGGAATTTGGCAGGTTGTCAAGAAAGTGCTTAACTTATATGGGAAGAAGGTAGTATCGCTGGACACCTACTTTTAGGAGTTAAGAGCGCATCTATTTTTCCACCCACCCCTCTCAAGGTGGGGAATAAATGCCTTTAATATCAGGCACTTAGCAGAACGCCACCTAACATTGCTGCTAGATGGCGCTCCACTAAATGCCCCTTACTTGCGCTTGGCAACGGCGAAGGCGGCAAGGCTGGGATCAACCGTGCCGGTCTGCGCCTTAGTGCCCCTGTCCGGATTGTCAGTCAAGGGGATGACCAGATTGTTGCCCTTTTTGAAGACCGGACGCTCGGTCCCATCACTGAAGGTGAGGACGCCTTGAGCCTGATAGGGCAGGTTGATCATCGGCGGGTCAAGCGGCTTGCTCTTGTCGTCAATCCACTTGTTGTTGCCGTCACGCATCTTGCTAAAATGGGCGACCCGAAGATCGGACATCTCGCCTTCGATAACCATACGATACTTTGTCATAACGACAGTTCCTCTGGCCAATGGCCATTCAAGCCGAACATGATTGCCCGGCTCTCAACAGATATGGGCATCTTGGCGGCAGATTGCCACCGGGGCAGTCCCATGGTCCCCTTTCCAGAGAGAGAATGAGCACTAGCCCTTCGACATAGTGCCACACTCCACAGTAAAGCAAGCAATTACTTACTTTATCTCTCCCTAAGTCCTCTATATTTAGTCCTTCCATCCATAGATAGCCCCAAGATGTGGACTAACGGACATCACCTGACTATAATAATCAGGCACGTCAATAAAAGTCCCATCATCCCGGAAACCCTCCTTGCGAATCTTCTGGCAAGTCAATGCAGCCCACTTGACTGCCGCAATCTTACTGGCATGAATCCCACTTGTCAGCACCATCACCTGTCCATTAGGCTCTTTCAAGGCCACAACACTGACAAGCAGGCCATCTTTCCTCTTGTCAATTCCCGAAAACAACTCATAGTCAGTAACAGCCCGAAAGCCAAAACCATCAGTAATGTAGCATGTTGCGTTTTTCATGATAACTCTGTTGTTAGGGTTTAGTCGCCGTCCCACAAGATATGGGGATACCCCGGCTAAATTGCCACCGGGGCACCCTCACACCCACATTACCAGAGAGAGAACGGGCTTCGATAAGTTAAGCGTTAGTACTCCACTTCCTGCAAGAGGCTCTCGAACATCATCCTCTTGTCAGAGGTTGACAGCACACTATTCTGCAACAGAGTGTCATGCATCTTCTGCAACAGTATAATCCTGTCCCTCACCCTGTCATTCTCGAAGGCCACAAAGCCTCTCTTCTCAAGCATTGCAACCACATCTCCAGTAATAGGGCAATTCTTCATGTTGTCCTCATCTGCCGCTGAACTATCCATCTTCATGATGGTATCGTCAGTCAAGACAGTACCGACAGCGCACCGTGCCTTACTACCTTCATAAGTGTAACTGCACTCTTCGTACTCTTCATGCATGAGTGCCAAGCGGCCATCAAACAATGCCTCTTTGTTGGCCTTCAAAAATTCCTCCCAAGTAATCACCTGAGTACCCAACACTCCCCTCAAGTAATCCCGCATCTTCTCCACCTTCACCTCAACGGGCGTATCACTCGTGACAAGACAGTCGTGGTAGGACTGCAACTTCGCCAACTTCGGCTTGTCCTCGTCACTCGCAGAAATCGTATTGATCCAAAGATACGACAATGGCTGTTCCATCATATCGGGACCCTCACCAACAAAGGGCGAGCGCATAGCATTCATTGTCGCCTCATTCAATGAGCTACCAATAGCACAGTGGCCCACTACCTTGCCCTCTTTGGTGTACTCATAGAGGCACTCATCAACCCCCAACTGAATACCCAACTTGCCTTCAAAGAGAGCCGCCATGGCATTGCGGGCCACCGTCTCAAACTTCAGAACTTGCGTCATTGTACCATCTCCATTTTGACTGTGATTTGCCTCGTGGCAACAGCCACAAGTACATCATTGTGATTCCAGAACTTCACCTTGTCGCATCCAGCCATCTCGAAGATGGTGTTGGAGACACTGTGCAGACTATCCCTCAAGGCCTCAGGTGCGCCATTCTCATTGATATGCCGCAATTCCTGTGTGAAGGTCTGGCCCATGTACCCAGTAAAGCCGGGCACCTTGTAACTAGCCCTTAACATTGGCCAGTTTCCTTGCATCATTCATGGGGTACAGCAAGCCCTTCTTCTTGTCACTGCACCACACCTTCTCAACACATGCAGCAATATACACTTCATCCTTCTGGAACAGCCCCGTAATTCTCATACGGTCCCCCATCCCATCAACAACTACTTGACCAACATGGTACTTGTGCATTTACATCCCCTTTAGATGAAATTAAGTATGAAGCCGAAGGCAGCACAAGCGAACACTAGAAGTGCCCACTCGTACCACCTAAGCTCCAAATCTTCAAGCCTTCTGCGGCGTGTCATCTGGATACGAGAAAGCCGACAATAAAGGCGACCCCCATAACAATGATCCAGAGAAGTGTGTGATCGCTCATTTATTTCATTTCACCCGATAGATGATCTTCATGCCCTTGGGCACCATCTTGCCCTTCTTGTACTCAGCAGGAGTCTGCACAACACGTGCATTTCCCTTACTGGCCAACTGGAAAGCACTTCCCAGACGGGCAAAGCCCTCATCTTCACTCATCTCATGGGCCTTATGCCCAAATCCGATGGCATCGAGGCCGTTGCGGATATTCTTATTCTGAATGACAGGCATTTTGTGTCTCCTTGACACTAGTGTTGAAATGCGAGCCTTTTCAAGTCGTGCTCAGGACCACCACTCAGCCCCTCAGGGCCTTAACCGTCTCGTATAGGCTCCGAAAGCCGCCATCAGGATACCGCATCCTCAGCACCTCCATGGCATCAGTCAAAGTGTGCTGCTTCCGAATCAACTCCACCACAGACGGCGGCAGCGTAACCGTCACTGTGGTCGTTACCGACTCACTTGTCGTGATCTGCATTAACCCTCTCCCACTACAAACCAGCCAAAGCGGTACTTCACCTTGGCCTTCACCTTCTCAACCTTCTTCAAGGGATACTTGGCGAAGACCGCAGCATTTCTGGGATCATCCTTACGCAATCCCAGAATCTTCGTCAAGTACTCCTCATCCATCAAAGCCTCCATCTTGGCCCCAATTTCCTCAGCTTCCTCCCTCGTCTGGAAGGAACTGATCGACAGGGAACCACCGGGCCTGACATACTTGAACTTGCCAGCCGTACCGACTACTTGCATTTTCTTTCCTCCCGGAAATAGACACGAAGCGTGCCATCAGGCTGCTTCCTTGTGGAAACTTTCTTGCATTCGTACACAGCAGCAATGTACGCCGAAGAACGGACACCTGCATAGGCCATAACTTGCCAAGCAGGCACCACAAAATACTCGCCCATCTTCTGCATCTTGCGAATCTCTTTTCGCATTTCGCTGAATAGGCTGTACTTTGGGTAGGTGAAGCTCTTATCAAACATCATTACGTACTCCCTAATAGCGGGGCGGGCTTGCCCTGCCTCACACAAATGGGGTTTGGCCTGCCGCGCCGCCACCGGGGCCACATTACCTAATGTACCACACCTTAATTTCCCACGAGGGAGAGAGAGAGCGTACGCCACAATAGTCGCGTGATCTGTAAAGACCTAATGCCCCAAGGTTCGCGCGGTTTTCTTCTCCCGGCGAGGCGAGCGGCCCGACCAGTTTTGCAACCGAACACGAAAAACCCAGCAAAAACAACGGTTTAGCCGCCGACTTGACAGGCTCGGCCCGGCGGTGTAGGATGCTGGCAGCCCGATCCCGACCCTAATTCACCTGAAGGTCCCCATGATTTCAGCATACTTCATTCACCCTCGTGCCCTACGTACCCCACCTCTACATCCCTTCCTCATATACGCCTTAGCTTACCCTTTCAAATACAGAGGTGTATTCGCTTACAACAATCTAGCACGAGACGTTATATCTCGTGCGTGTACCTCAGCAAGATTAGTTACCAATACAGATATCCAGAATTATTATGAGTTAAGCCAAGACCCTTATACAAATCTGGAATTCAAGAATAGTATGCCGCTTAATACTCTTCCAGACATAATGTACAGAATTTACACACATTATGGAATACGTGCTCCCAGTTCCTTAGAAAATAAAGTCCTACTCCTGAATCCTTGGGGGATGCGAATCTAATGACCTTATATCTTTGTGTATCTGAACCTCTATGGATGGCCTCTAAAGACGCATGGAGCGTGCATCGGATACTCTATCCGCCATTTGTAACTCCTGGCGAAGTCGGCTACAGGGCCTGCAAAGAAGTTAACTCACGATGGATGCACACCCTCCTGAAGGAAGCAAATTTCACTACCCTTCCTTGTCCCTCTGGCTCTTATCCTTTATACGATGGACTGTCTTCTTTTCAGTGTCTAATTACACGTATAATTAGGATGCAGGACTACAAGGATGAAATTGAAGAATGGGAAAGTGCAATAAAATACAGCGGTATGCTATTAGACACGCCCAATCCTAAACTCCTGATAATCAACTGGAACAACTCCGAGGAACTCCCCAAATGCCCGAATGCGACAACTGCGAAGATTTCTACGAAGAAGAGGATGCCTCTGAATACCTTATCTTCCACGAGGGTAGCACCTACTGCCACGACTGCTACAACAACTTAAGCCTGACTATCCCACAACCGACCACCGCTATCTGCGGTTGCGGAAATCCTGCCCCCTGTGGCTCTTCAGGATGTGAACATCCCAGAAGGGGACACAGCAGCATCATGCGCTATAATGCTGATGTTCGCCAATATTTCCCTGATTTCTACAAGCTCCCCAAAGAGAATAATCCTGTCTATACAGGTATCGAACTTGAGCTTGCTTGGAAAGCTCTTCCCTCGGAACGGCAGCGGCAGCCCATCCTTGATGACCTCTATAAGGAACTGGGCTACTGTATCTTCAAGCATGATGGCTCTCTTGATGACGGCTTCGAGATTGTGACTGCGCCTGCTTCAATGGCCTTCCATAAAGTAGCGTGGAAGAAAGTACTCCCCAAGTTGCGTGCCTCTGTACGATCATGGAATGCCCCCAATCAACAGTGTGGTATTCACATTCACGTAGATCGCAAAGCCTTCTTCGGTCCTTCCGTAAAGGCGCACGAGTACAAGTGGGCAACCTTCATCAATACCCCAGAGAATAACGACTTCATTGCAACTATTGCAGGTCGTAACATCCGGGGTGCTCGTTGGTGTTCGGCCCAAGACAGGTACAACTTTGCAAACCCTGTAGGAGAGAACGGGAAATACTCGGCAATCAACTTCGACAAAGGCCCCACCCTTGAATGTCGCATCTTCCGGGGCAACATTGCCACTCTAGGCTTCATGAAGAACTTGGAGTTCATCTATGCCTCTCTGGAATTCAGTCGGGAAGTGGGCATTTCGCACAACAGCCTCTCTTACACGGAATTCTTGAAGTGGCTGCACAAGCATGAGAACAAGTATTACTACTTGTGTTACTTCCTCAATCAGAAGAATTACGCCAAGTACCCCACCGCAGTCAAGCGTTTCATTGCAGAAACTGACTTAAGCCTAGAGGACTAACATATGTGTCTCATTGCCTATAAACCCGCAGGTATCGAGTTCCCAAGTCGCCTCCTTCTCTCCACCTTTGCCCGGAACAGGGACGGCTTCGGCATCATGCTGTCCAATGAGGATGACACAATCTATCTCAATAAGGTACAGCCTACCTCATCCTCCGAGATTGAGAAGATGCTACCGGCTTTCAAGGACCGCAATGCGGCCTTCCATTGGCGTATGAAGACCCACGGACACATCGACTTGGAGAATGTGCACCCTTACCAAATCCTGAGTAAGGATGAGCACGGCCTCGATATGTACATGATGCACAACGGCGTCCTGAGTTGCGTCAATGAGGTAGACTCTTCCAAGTCGGATACTTGGCACTTCATCGAAGCCTTCTTGCGACCCCTTCTAGCGAAAGACCCCGACCTCGTTTACGACGAGAAGTTCCAGAACATTCTTGGTGACATGATCGGCACCAACAATAAGTTCCTGATTATGCGTGGGGACACCAAAGAACCCATCATTATTAACAGGACTTCCGGCACTTCCGCAGAAAAGTATGGGGGCTGCTGGCTCTCAAACACCTATGCCTTCACTGACCCCTCTGACAAGTCTGCATACACCACTAGGCATCTGGGTGGATACTCTTATCGAGCCGATGGCCGGGGTAGCTACTACGGACAGGATGATTGGGGCTACGATGCGGACGATTACAAGAATGACAATATGAAGGAGCCGACTTCGGAAGATACCAAAGAGGATGCCACTGTTCTCATTGATGTTACTGCAACCGTGGATTTCAATGCTCTTGCGGCACTGTCGATGGCCCAGCTAGAATGCCTTGTCTATGAAAATCCCGACTATGCAGTTGAAGCCTTGTGGGACCTTATTCATGGAGCCTGAAGTCTATATGGCTGCTTACGACCTGTGTGCAGTAGACCGCTTGGTATTCAAGAAGGGGGACCCTGAACCCATCATTATAGTGGATGTTGACGGAAAGCAGAAACCTCGTGTACTATCAGTAGCCCGCTTTGAAACGCAGGAGCTACAATTCTACAGAAAAAAAGAACAGAAGTACTGGCGTACCCACATGGTTCCCCTCATCGAGCTTTGGAGAAAAGCCAATGTTTCTTAAGTACACCCGGGAAGGTAAGAAAGTCATCCTGAGTTCAGCAGGTAAGGCCCTCACTTTACCCCTTGCTACCCCTAGTGGGGCCAAACACTTTTACGATCACTTGAAGAGGAGTAGTGAGGCAATGTCTCGGAACAGGGATAAAAGCCCTGCAATAGACATTCTTCCAGACCGGATTCTGGTCAATACTTTCTGGTCAATGCACCGGGATTACGCGATACGTACCAAGTATAACGGTAAGAATATCTGCCTGCCTCCCCACAATCACTCAACAGAAGCATTAAATCCGTACATTAAAGTGATGGCAAATGAAACTCTCCTATATGTACTCCCGATCTTTGAACGTATGGTAGAGGATCATGTCATAAGTGCCGTTATGTATGCGGAAATCGTAGAAAGGGTATCCCGTCTTCCTAAGGTTGAGGAAAAAGAGCCAGAAACTGACGCACTAATCATTGATTCTCCGAGGGCCTTCCTCCAATTTTTTAAGGAGAACTTCTAATGCCCTTGATCTTTGTTCCTCGTAACAAAGCGGTGCCCTACACACTTCTGCACGCCAATGCCCTATTTAATCTGTTCCGTGCAATTACTAATAGGTTCAGTGCTTCATTGAAGTATAGGGCACTTGATCACGAGTACAGTCTTCTAGAACAGAAATACCCAAACGCTAGGGGGGATGTTGGCGCAAGTAACCCATCACAATTTAAGAGTGGTGTGGAAGCGGCAGGGGATGGGTACATTCTCTATGATACCGATACCTTCAAATTTGGGCTACATGCCGCAATTAAGCCTGTCCAGTACAGTACACCATGTAAACTATACGATGTCTACTTGAATATGGGCCATAACATTAATCTTGCCCCTTACTTACTAAAGGGGCACGCAGAAACACACGCATTTTTGAAAATTATGGAGATTTCAGAATATGAATAAATGCCTATAGACAGAATTGTTCTAATCACATTCATCTTAATACTGGGACTATTAATCGTAACAATAGGTAAAGCACATGGCTGACAATTTTGCATCACTACCCACCAAGGAACTATTCGAACTTCCCGGTGAGGAATTAGCTGAACTCTCTGACGAACAATGGGCAAAAGTTGAAGCCCGCATGAAAGCACTAGTACAACGTCAACGGAAAGCACGAGGACGCAATGCCCCTACAGAAGAAGACAACCCAAGTAACGATTAATACTGAAAGGTACTTGCTGCCTTCTGGCAACTATACTTCTGATTTTTCAGAAGCCAAGTACTTATGGCTTGAGGCTTATATCCGAAAATGCACCTATGACGTTAGCCCTACAGCAATGGTATGGCGTAACTGGTCACAATTGAAGGAAATCATGGAAGCAACCCCAGACACAGTACCGGAAGTACCACATGACACAGATTAATGACGGCTACTCGGGCATTACTAGCAGCCCCATCCACAATCAGATCATCTATAATGAGAATCCCCCTGAACCTTTTATGAAGGCGATTGCCAATGACACCTACACCAAGGGGAACGCCAAGTTCTCCGTCACTGAACTCATTGTACCATCTAGGGTTGTCGCCCTAAACCACGAACACGGGGAGCAGACCCGTACACCCTTCTCAATGATTGATTCTCTCATGGGGCGCGCCATCCATAACATCATGGAGGACAATGACCAAGAGGGCATCGCAGAAGAGATTCTTTACACCACCATTGAGGGCGTAAAGATCAAGGGCCAATTTGACCGCCTAGAGGATGGCATCATTAAGGACTACAAATCAGTCAAGGTTAGTTCCTTTAAGGCGAAAGCCAATGACGACTTTTATGATTGGGTCCTCCAGCTTAATTGTTACGCTGAAATCCTGCGGGAACACGGCGTCGAAGTTGAGGGCCTTGCAGTCAATGCCTTTCTCAAGGATTGGTCACCTATTGAACGGGACCGCTACGAAGATTATCCCTTCAATCCATGGCCAGAAGTGCACCTCAAGTTAATGCCTCCCGAGGAAATTCGTACTTGGATGACCACCAGAGTGCGCTCCCACTTGGCAGCAATGGAAGACCTGCCCCTCTGTTCTGACGAAGATCGTTGGGCTTCCCCATACACCTTTGCAATGAAGAAGCAGGGGCGTGACAGGGCAGTAAAGCTCTTCAAGACAGCAGAGGAAGCTAAGGAATGGTACTCTTACCAGACCGATAAGTCCCAACTCTTCTTAGAGAGGCGTCCTTCCACTTCTCGCCGTTGTCGTCACTACTGTCCAGTATCTCAGTTCTGCTCTCAGTGGGCTACCCTCAAGAGCGAAGAAGATACAGGCCCCATCTTGATCCCCCTTAATGACGTGGCTGCCCGTTCTTCATCCTTCTCAATCATGGAGTAATTATGAAAGTCATCGCTGCCTTTATTTTGCCTGTAGAAACTGAGGATGATACTCCTTTTGTTGACCTCTCTGACCTTATGGATACTGTGGACTTGCCAGAGGAATTTGAAGGCTGTGAAGAAGTGAAAATTATTGTCACCATGTCAAAGGCAAGTGAGGAATGAATTACTCTGTAGACATTGAGGTAGAAATCGAAGGTGAGCCTATCACACTCACCATTGATTTCCTTGCCACCTATACAGGACACTCTGAAGTGCGAACAGGTGAGGCAGAAATGCCCACCTTCGCCTTCTCCGACTTCGCCTTCTACTGGAATGGCATTCTGACGCCCTTCGACTTCCTCGACCCTGAAGACCCGGTTAACCGTCTTCTGCATATCTTCCACATCTGGGGAGACATTATGACGGCAATCGAAAATGCAGTAGACCCCAATGACTTCACCTACGAGGAATAACATGCACACCTACATCTCTCATGCAACTTTAGTAAATGCCTGCTACAAATACTGGAAGGCCAAAAAGCTCGGCTACCAGAAGAGCTACTCCTTTTGTGAACTCTTTTACAAAGATGGTGCCCGCTGTGCTATCGGCGCAGCAATGGACCCCAAAATCCACGGCGATATCGAAGATGATACTGTCTACGAATTAGTTAATGATGAGTACGTTATCTTCGAGAACGCAGGATTTGCAGCAACTCTGCAAAAGGCCCATGACGTATGCTGCACCACTACTATGAGCATACAGCGGGACGAATGCATCGACAAGTTTGAGCGCCTCTTGAAGCAGGCACATGCTGAACTCAATCCCTTCACTCCAGACTAAGGAATAAACGCATGACTGATCGTACAATCACCTTCGAGATTCACGCCATCAAGGGGCACAAGGCCATGCACCGCAATCTTGTTGAGCGGGTATTCGGTGTCCCTTCCGATAAGCAGTACAATATCTTTCAGAATGGCTTCCCTGACCTGCGTATTATCTGCACGGAAGCACAGTTTGGCCGCTTCATCATGCTACGCAATGAGGTGGGCCTTGAAAATGGGATCAAGTGCCTTAACGCTAAGTACGTGAGTGACACCCGTGCCGGTAAGTATGTCTTTCTAGATGTGAGGTCCAATGAGAACAAGGGATGCTGCTGCTAGGATAGGGCGAGTATTAGCTTTGCGTCAATACCGCAAGAAAGTTATCCTTAACAAGAAACGTGAAGCCCTCAAGAAATGGACAAGAAATGCACAACGTATTCGTCTACGGCACCCTCAAGAGTAGCAGTTGGAATCACCTCTACCTTGCAGAGGCAGAATTTATCTGCAAGGCCACCACACAGCACAAATATGTCATGCTTGATGTGGGTGTTCCCATCCTCATGCCCCATGTGGGCGGATACCCTGTAAGGGGGGAACTTTATGAGGTGGATAATGCCACTCTTGCCCGCCTTGATCGCCTTGAGAACCACCCTACCATGTACCAGAGGCACTTGCGCCCCTTCCATACACGCCCCCTTTCTACTCCTTTGGAGGCGTGGACATACGAAATGGCCTATGAAGTTGATATTGAGAATCATCCTCAAGCAGTAAAGCCCACTCTCACATGGCCTTGAAGCGTCCCGCCTTACGTCTTGGAGCCAATTATTTCCGCACCATGAAGCAAGTGGAGAAGTACAAAATGCCGCTAAGTGACTATGACATTCGTGCAGCATACAACAATTATGATCTGACCTTCAAGCAGGCAGAAGAATTTCTGACAGAGTTAGGCATGACGCCCGCTGAAGTTGTTGAATTGATGACTAGTCCTGTCCTGACTTCTTGTGATGGTGAGTACAACTCTGACCAGTGGGAAGAATATGAAGCATACATGCAAGATTTCCCTTCTGATACCCTTTGACAGGTGGCTAGAGGGCGTACCTCCTAAGCACAAGAGACCCTTTCTTGCAGCCTATACTGCCGCCCTCTTGAGTGAGGGGGTACGTGCCTTCAGACACGGCTGCGTTATCATCCGTAAGACCCCGATAGGAGCAGGATTTAATGCCTACAAGACCCATCCCCATCTTCTCAAGTACACGAAGTACCCGTTCATTCACGCAGAAGCCCATGCCTTATTTAGAGCGGGTCTTCAAAATGTGTCTGGGGCAACTGCCTACGTAATCCGCCTCAATAAGAGCGGCAACGTAGGGCACTCGAAGCCTTGCCGTATGTGTCAAGCGCTCTTTGCAGAGCACGGACTTTCCCGCATCTACTATAGCACAAATACAGGAGTTGTCAAACTATGACAGAGCACGTCAAGTGGCCTTCCATCGACAATTTTAAGAATGTCCATTGGCACATCAATTCCAAGAAGGAATACCTTGAGACAGTAATTGCTTATGTTCCCAAGGTGAAGCTGCACGGCACCAATGCAGCTATTCAAATCTTCCCTGATGGTAAGGTAGTGGCCCAGAGCCGCAATCGTATCCTTAGTAGAGAGGAAGATAATCATGGCTTCTGTGCCTTTGTGGGCGACACAGAGGACTATTGGGCATCTCTCTCCAAGGGCAATCACCTTACTGTCTTTGGTGAATGGGTGGACCCCAAGATGCACAAGGAGAAGACGGCCACTCAAAAGCTGGATGATAAGTATTTCTTCCCCTTCCTTGTAATTGTAGACGGCAAGAACTTGATCTTCCGGGATGAAGAACTCGCCTCTTGCTTTGGTGACGATGTACTCGACTCTGTACGCCCTATCAGGGAAGAATTTGATGTACTGACTATCGACTACCTTGATCCCGTCTCTATCAAGATGGCGCAGACCACGATCAATTTGCAAGTCAAGTTCCTATCCAAGATGGACCTCTTCATTCATGAGGAATTTGGGGTTGACGGTCCGGCAGAGGGTCTGGTATACTACCCTCTCATGCACAATATGTCTCTTGATACCCTCGGCACCTACTCCTTCAAGGCCAAGAGCGTGGCCTTCCAGACTACAGCAGCCAAGAGTCCCGCTGCGACAGAACTACCACCTGAAGTCCACAAGAACCTTACAGCCTTTACTGATATGGTTACTACTGAGAGGCGTCTTCGGCAAGGTGTGGAAGAAGCTTGCAAGGGGACTTTCGACATTAAGCAGACGGGTACTTTCGTAGGATGGGTAAGCAAGGACATTCACAAGGAGTGTCAGGCTGAACTTGCCGAGGCAAAGTTGGAGTGGAAGAACCCCCTCCTAAAGTACATCAGTACCAAGGCCGCTAACTGGTTCATCACTCGCTGTCGAGAAGGAGATACTGATGGCACGACTACTTCCAGCCCAAGTAATTGAGGCTTGCGTCTTTTGCCCTCACTACATCTCTAGTTGGCACGATGAAACGTGCTCAGAGGCAATGGACGCATCACGAGAAGACAGAAATACTTTCGATCCCGAAGCAGAAACACCCAAGTGGTGCCCTCTACAGGAGATAATTTAGGACTAGTAACCGGAGGTGTCTTCTAAACACTTAACCGTAATTGGAGTTGAAAATGCAGGTTCGAGTCCTGCCTAGTTCACCAACATAAGGAAACCATATGCGATTTATTGGAGACGTACACGGTAAGTGGCGGAGATACCGAACGATCATTGCTGATTGTCCTGCTTCTATTCAAGTGGGAGACTTTGGCGTAGGCTTCATCGACCCGATGACGCAAGAGTATTCTGCTAACCCTCCCTTCGACGCCATGACTAAAGGGGATCACCGCTTCATTAGGGGCAATCACGACAATCCTACATCGTGTACTAGGCACTCTCGATGGATCGCAGATGGCACTGTAGAAGACGATATCATGTACATAGGTGGTGCCTTCTCTATTGATCGAGAGTGGCGGACAGAAGGATATACTTGGTGGCCTGAAGAAGAACTCTCTTATGGAGAACTTCAACTACTGACAGACAAGTATCTTGAAGTAAAGCCTCGCATTATGGTCACACATACTTGTCCTGAAGTAGTAATTACTTCACTATTTCCCATCTCTTACAAGAGTATCATCCCTAGTAGGACACAGCAAGCCTTGCAAGGAATGTGGGAAGCACACAAGCCTGACTTCTGGATTTTCGGACACTGGCACTACTCCGCCGACAAGACCATCTTGGGGACCCGCTTCATCTGCCTTGATGAACTTGAATACCTTGACTTTGACCTTAGGAACACAGAATGAATATCCTACCCTTCCACATGCCTAAGTGTGCCAACTGCCACAAGAGGTTCCGGCCTCGCCTCTTGTCCAACTTACCCAAGGCATACTGCTCCATTGGGTGCCTCAAGAGTGCCGAACCTGAACACTTCGCAGCAAGTATGCACGGAGGTAATAGTGCCTAAATATAATTCAAATCAAGGGGAGTTTTGGAAGCATATTCCAAAAGACGTGCCTTGTGAACTTGAGAAAATGAGGATTGCACTACTCTACGGTGAAGTACAACTCTCGGAAATTACTGAGTTCAATGCAAAAATGCAGGCAGCAAACTTGCGCAATTTTAGCATTGAGTTTGAGGTTAACTACGGATACGATTCTGTTGATAAAGATGTTATCTTTTACTACGAAAAGGAATGAAGATGACTCGCCTTAGTAACAGTATGAAGGACTTTATTGCCCGAATCCTCTACGAACAGGTGCCCGGCTATGACTTCAAGGACTTAGACAAGAAGCAGAACGCACTAGCTCACAAGCTATACAAGAAACTGTATCCTGCTGATGTGCTCCGAAAGATCAAGGGCCTTCCAGATGGGTGGCTCAAGACCCTCTCTGCCATTAGAGTGCAGTTGGGCACACGAGGATATAGCTTTGTTGAACTTCCTTTAGGTGAGGAACTTCCCTTCATCTATAAGGACCACAAGAGGGCTGTCTTTGCTCTCCCAGACGATGATCCCTTTACTCTCGAATACTATGCAATCAAGGAGGAAAGAAATAAGAGAATTAATGAATGGTGTGCAGTTTGCGATCAAATCCACAGCGTAGTGCAACGCTGTACTACCACAAAGCACCTCTATGAGGCATGGCCTGAATACCGCGCCCTTGTAGAACCTAAGTTAGCCGAAGCCTATCCGGGGTCAGCCCCGACTCTTGCACCAATCTCCACTGAACTCAACAACCTACTATTTGGAAAGAAGAAAATCATGAGCTTTGCTTATCCCCTAAATCGTACCCGCTTTCAGTCTTATCTTCAGGGACTACACCCTGACACCTCAGTAACTTGGGAACCTCTCAATCGGTATGCCCGAGTTACCGGCCAGCACTTTGAAGTAATGCCTCCCAATGCGGTCTTTGATCATAACGATGATCTGCATATCGCTCCCAAGTGGGCACAGAAGTTTATGGCTAAGACCAACATTGCCCGAGAGAATGCTGATCGACTGACTGCCCGGACTGCCCTTCGCCTATTGGGAGAGGTTGGCCGATGAACCCCGTAACAATCACCCTTTGGGCTACTATTGGCCTAGTTGGCCTAGTTGTACTGGCATTCGTCTTTCATGTAGGAGGTGCCTTCTAATGTATGTGGATGCCCGTCACATTAAAATTGCTTTGATTCTTCTTGCGGTACTGACCGCCGTGGCTGTGTTCCTTATGGTACTGGTCCTTAGTTGACAAGCTCGTTCACATCTGGTATAAAGGAAGCTATAACGGAAAAGGTAATTGATGACCTCATTTAACGACCACACCTCCAAGGATATCATCAAGGCCCTTGTCATGGGAGATTCAGGAACAGGTAAGACAGGCATGTTGGCGTCCCTAGCCAATGCTGGTTACAAGCTCCTGATCCACGACCTTGATAACGGCCTAGATATCCTAGGAGAATACCTTACACCTGAAGGAAGAGAACGTGTTTTCTTCCATACCTATGACCTTGGTTCACAGAAGGATGCGGCAGAGTTTGGACGCCGTATCAAGAAGTGGGGGGAAGATGATATCCCCGAAACGAAGGACCTAGATGCCTCTTACGTCATCGTAGTAGACACACTAGGCTCTTTAGCAGAACTCATTAGGGTTTTCACTCTACGCTCCAAAGGCATTGACCCAAAGACAGTAGCATTCTCAAGAGAATACTGGGGTGAAATGCAGAGAGTAATGCTTGAACCTCTAGTGTACTTGACAGGCCCCCTAGTTCCGTGTAATGTTATCATCAATACGCACATTCAGGAGATTGAGAATAGCTCAGGCATCCTGAAAGGGTATCCCAAGACTGTTGGTAAAGCCCTGTCTCGTGATATCGGCAAGCTCTTCAATAATGTGTGGGGCACCGATAAGAAGAGGGACGGTACTATCGTCCTAAAGACCCAAGGGGACAACTACCTGCCCCTTAAGACCTCAACCCCTAGCCGGGTAAAGTCAGAAGAAGCACTGGACCTCGGCACAATCTTTAACCACATCCTAAAAGGAAACTAAATGACAGACCTATCAATCTTCAATACCGCAATTGGCGACATCAAGGAGCCAGCCATCTTCCCCGATGGTAAGTACATCGTTACCTGCGCCAAGCATGAAGTCGGCACCGCAGGCAAGAAGGATACCCCCTACTGCGACCTTACCTTCCGGGTCAATGAGGCACTGGACGGGCAGGACCTCTCAGACTTTGATCTGACGGCCTACAATCTGACTGACCGTATGTGGCTTACTGACAAGTCGGCCTTCTATGTGATGCAGAACCTCAAGCAGATCAATCCTGACTCGGAAAATGCCGAGAGTATTGGCGACGCTGTTGAGAACTATGTAGTTGGTTCACAGGTTATCGTGAACGTAGGCCCGGACAAGAGCAGCACGAGTGATCGCCGCAAGGTTATCCTCCGCTACGAAACCCTTGGCTATAAGTAGTACTTTCTGCCTAATCGTCTCACTGATCTTCAGTTAGGCAGAGTGAAGGGGCTTCGGCCCCTTTGCTGTACCTAAAAGCGGGGTGGAGCAGTCCGGTAGCTCAGGTGCCTCATAAGCATCAGGTCGTAGGTTCAAATCCTACCCCCGCTACCAATTACTGGGCGTAGTTCAATAGGTAGAGTGCCTGCTTTGGAAGCAGGAGGTTGTTGGTTCGAGTCCAGCCGCCCAGACCATTAACATAAGGAGTAGAAAGATGCCTTACGAAAGCAAGTCAATTGAGGATATGACCTTTCATGGGGGATGCACAGGTGTCATTGTAGACGGCCCCTATGTAATCATGTACATTAAAAACGCTTTAAGTACTGATGATGATTGCTATCATTATGCAGGTGCATTACATAAGACATGGTTACCCGCTCTGGTCTACCAACTAACTAAAGTAATTAACAAGACGTATGATGACAAGATGTTTGAGCAGATGCGGAAGAACGTATGACCCATAAGATTGTAATTGTAGGAGACGCCTATGGAGAAGAAGACGAGTTGGCTGGCAAGCCTTTCCTTGGTGCAGCGGGGCATCTTCTGGATGAATTGCTTACGGCAGTTGGACTTTCCAAAGAAGACTGTCTTATCACAAATGTCTTCCTTGCCCGACCCTATAAGGGAGACATCAAGAATTTCTTCCTTAAGAGACCCGCCTTCAAGAAGTTGGGGAAGCCCTCTCCCTTTCCTGCCTACGGAGCCTACGGTTTCTGTCAGCCCGAACTTGAGCACCACGTCGATGCCCTCTACAAGACAATCAAGGAGGCAAAGCCCAACCTTATTATCGCCCTTGGATCAACTGCTCTCTGGGCACTCACTGGCGAACATGGAATTGCGTCTTATCGAGGCACTATCCTCAAGTCATACACAGGACACAAGACTATACCCACTTATCACCCGGGAGCAGTTCTACGCGACTTTTCCCTACGAGCGGCTGTATTCGCAGACCTAGCCAAGGCCAATAAGGAGGCAGCCTTCCCGGAAATCAAGGTCAAGGAGAAGAAGATTTGGATTGCAGAGCAGGTCAAGGACTTGGACCTCTTCTACAATCTCTTCATCAAGAAGTCGGACGCCTTCGCCTTCGACATAGAGACCAACTTCCATCGTAGGGAAATCACCTGTATCTCTATTGCCCCTACACCTAATGTCTCTCTTGTAATTCCCTTCGCTCTTAAGGATGGAACCTCCTACTGGACCAACGAAGATGACGAAGTGGCCTGCCTCCTATGGCTCTATAAATTATTTCGAGATGCGTCTAAGAAAAAGATTGCACAGAATGCCCTCTACGATCTATTCTACCTGACCGACTACGGCATCTTCCCTCTCGGCCCTGTCGAAGATACCATGCTTATGCACCACACCCTGCAGCCCGAACTTCCCAAAGGTCTTGGCTACCTAGCGTCCATCTACTGCAACTTTCCTGCATGGAAGATGTTCCGCAAGACCGTGCAAAAGGACATTAACAAAGCAGATGACTAAATACATTCTTCCCTATAAGGCTGGAAGCAAGAGTGCCAAGGCCCTCTCCGAAGCACTTAATGCCCCACGTATCCGTACACGTAACTCCCGCTTCCGAGGTAGCCCCTCCAAGACAGTAATCAATTGGGGCAACTCTCACATCACTAACCCCGAAGTTCTGCGCTGCCGCATCCTGAATGCCCCTGCCAAGGTGGCACTGGCGTCTAACAAGCTCTCTTTCTTTCAGCAGTTAGCGGATAGGGAAGGCGTTCTTACCCCTGATTGGACTACAGTTAAATCTGTAGCTGAAGAGTGGTCCCGAGATTACAAAGTAGTATGCAGAACTATTCTGAATGGACACAGCGGTGCGGGCATTACTATTGCATGTGCACCTTGTGAAATTGTGGATGCCCCACTGTACACCAAATACATTAACAAAGAGTATGAGTGGCGAGTGCATGTTGTAGGTATGCATTCTGTAAGTATTCAGCGCAAGGCTCGGCGTATGTCAGTACCTGACGAAGATGTTAATTGGCAGGTACGAAACCATGACAACGGCTTTGTATATATTCGAGGTGATCTTCAGAACTTCTCCCCCACCTTCATTAATCGCCTACAAGAGACGGCTGAAAACGTAGTCAATTTCTTGGGCCTAGACTTTGGGGCAGTAGACCTTATCTCTACCCCTTACGAAAAAATCTATGCCCTTGAAGTCAATACTGCACCCGGCCTTGAAGGCGCAACTGTCAGTGCGTATGCCAATGCTTTAGAGGAAAATCAAAATGGCCCTGAATAAAGAATTCATTCTAGATACTCTACGTACTTCCAAGCGCCCCCAAGCCACTAAGGAATATTGGGTAGGGCATTGGTCAATACCTGATGTACCCACCTGTGCTATTGGCTGTATCACCCTAGCATACGCAAAGAACGGTAATCCCCATCCCTCCATCTCGGCTGTGATACACACTCTTGAAGAGATATGGGGTGATGGAGTATACGACGACATTATCAGATGGAATGACAAGTACCGCTTGACCTTTGCACAGATCGCTGACAAACTAGAAATGAAAGGAGCATAAATGCCAACAGTAGTAACAGTATCGAGCACCACTGACCGCCTTAATCTCTTGTGGCAATCATGCTTAGTGATGGCACTAGCAGATGCGACAAGGCCCTTCAGTCCTAAGGAGTCAGAAGAGATTGCAGAGGTGCGCCAAGACGCCCTCAACTTCTTCCTAGAGGCGGAGAACCTTGCGGACCTAGAGACTATCTGTGACTTTGCGGAGATTGATCCAGACTTCTTCCGCACCAAGGCCCTGCAAATCCTCAAGTCAGGAGTAACCATTGGTCCCAAGGAACAAATCTGGGCAGTATTGGAAAAGAAATATGAACCTAACTAAGGACACTGTTACCAACTCAGTCATTGCGCGTATGGTCCAGCGCCAAGAGGAAGGCCAACGCAAGTACCTTACCACTCTAGGAGATAATCCACGCCACTTCACAGACCCGGACCAGTGGCTCATTGACTTGCAGGAGGAACTCCTAGACGCCATTCAGTACATCGAGAAGTACCGGATGGACCGGCGCAACCTCCAATACAAACTAGTTGATCTTCTTCACGACAATAATGTACCTATTACGGCAGCCCTTATGGAAGAATTAACTTCTATCATCAAGGCCGTCCCCTATACACCCTACAAGGATAATCCCCATGTTTAAGCGCCTTATTCCCTTCTTCATGCTCGTCGCTATCGCTCTTGGTGTTACTGCTTGTGGTCGTGATGCAGACGTGGCCTCACGAAATCTGTCAGTAGCCGCCGACAACTTCGAGATTCTGCGTCGTGTCGTATTCTACAACGGCATTAATGGCGACTACATTCTCGAACTGACAGGCTACTGCTCCCTAGGAAACTCCGACGCCGCAGGGGAACTCACTGTCACTTGCAAGACCGGCCCCGGCCAGTACAAGAAGCACTTCCTCGGCCTCTCCGACAACGTAACCTTCTTTGCTGAACAGATTGATGACGCAAATGTAAGCGATAACTTCTACCGTGTTGTCTTCAAGCCTTCTGTCATCATCCCCAATGTAGACATTCGGTAAGGTGTGCCTTATCCCATACGACCTCCACCCTGTAGCAGCCATGGCCCTTCGACTATGGCTCAAGGATTTCCTTACTGACTACGGCCTCATATACTACTTTAGCATGGTCAACTCCAACCTTATAGAGGTAGCAGAATGCCTGACACAACTCTAAAGCCCTGTATTTGTATAGATATTGATGGCACCCTTAGTGATCCTACTCACCGTCGTGAACACGTCACAGGCGGTAAGAAGGAATGGAAACAGTTCTTCGACAAGATGGGCGATGATGCCCCCAACAAAGGCGTATGCTTTCTTGCCTCCCTTGTGAGTCACGCAGACTTAGGTGTTCCTGTTTTTGTATGTACAGGCCGACCTGAAGAATACCGCAGTATCACAGAAGATTGGCTGGAAGAACACACAGGAAATCTCAGAAGCGCTAAGGACATACTGATGCGCCCCTCTGGTGACTACCGGCCTGACACTGTAGTCAAGAGGGAAATGCTTGACAAGATCAGGGCCTTGGGCTATGAGCCTATCCTTGTAATTGATGACCGCCCCTCTGTGGTAGATATGTGGCGAGCAGAAGGCATCGAAGTCCTGCAGGCAGACCACTCCGAGTGGACAGACGGCCCCACCTATAAGCCGGGCGACCTCCACATGCTCATTGGTCCCAGCGGCGCAGGCAAATCCTATTACGCATTTGAAAACGACTTCACTGATTGTCTGTATCTTTCTTCTGATATGATTCGTGGACAACTCTGCATCGACTTCAAGGATCAGAGCAAGAACGCCCAAGTCTTTGCACTCCTACACGCTAATGTGAAGGCCAACATTGCACTAGGTATGAATGTAGTAGTGGATGCCACAAATCTACACGCAAGGGACCGGCGCTCCATCAGGGACCAAGTACCTCAGAATTGCCCCATCTACTATCACGTAATTGACAGGCCCCTTAAGGAGAAGATCAGAGATGCAGGATGGCGCGCTGACGTACTCATCAAGGGCGAACCTCTTGTAGTACGCCACCACAATTCCTTTCAGTCGGCCCTTCCCCATATCCTTCGGGGCGATGATGATCCCCGTGTAACTGTACTGGACAAGCGAAATGCCTATCTCTCCTGAAGTTATCATGCTTATCATTATCGTTGCATTACTAATTTTCACATATGGAGGCTCAAATGGCTCGTAGAGCAAGACACTTAGACCCTCGCACCCTAGCTGAACGCCTAGGTGGAATTGCAGAACTGGAACCGGGTATCGAGCAGGCCCTAATTGCAGCCCAGCGCGGTGACATCTTCAAAAACCGCCGCCCCAACGTCTGCTCAGTCTGCAATGACCGTCCGCCAATCCCCGCGTTCGGGGATTGCGGGAACAGCGAATGCCCATGGGCACCCAAGGACCCGGCAGAGGAAGCGCACAACGACATCATGAAATCTTCTACGACGACTTGGGAGGAATGGCGATGACCACACGATATTTCAAAATCCTCGACGCCAATGGCCGTTCCTGCAACGGCGGTGATGCGCAGTGGAACCTGCCCACCGGCGACCAGCCTGGCGAATGGATGCCGCCCATCAAGGGGCCGATTGAGCCATGTGAAAACGGCTATCACCTCTGCCGAGGGGGCGATCTGATTCACTGGCTCGGCCCGGTAATCTGGCTGTCCGAGGTCAATGGCGTCGTGATCGAATGTGCCGATAAGGTCGTCGTAAGCGACGCCCGCTTGATCCGGCGCTGCGAACACTGGAACGAGCGAAATGCGCGCTTGTTCGCCTGCTGGTGTGCCGAACAGGTGCTCCCGCTGTTCGAGGTGCTGCACCCGCACGACACGCGGCCTCGCGACTGTATCGAGGTCGCCCGCGCTGTGGCCAACGGTGATCGCCCCGCCAGCGACATGGCCACCGCACGGTCCGCCGCATGGGCCGCACGGTCCCCCACAACCGCTGCACGGGCTGCCGCAGGGGTCGTAGCATGGGCCGCATGGGCTGCCGCAGGGGACGTAGCATGGGCCGCATGGGCTGCACGGGACGCAGCATGGGCCGCTGCACGGGCTGCCGCAGGGGACGTAGCATGGGCCGCATGGGCTGCACGGACGCAGCATGGGCCGCTGCACGGGACGCGCAGACCCACGTTCTTGTGCGCCTGCTCGACACTGGCGAACTGCCGTGAGTGACGGTCGCCTGACCATTAACGCAGAACGAAAGGTGTGAATCATGGAGTGGGTTGGCGATTGTTACCGATGCAACGGTTCCGGCGAAATCGTGCGCCGCGCCGCGTACCCAATGACGTTCGTAGGCCCCGGCCCGGTACCGGATGACACGCCCGGTGTTGTCGGCGAGACGTGCGACAATTGCGGCGGGACTGGCGGTGTCACTGACACCGCACCCAAGATGCGAGCTAAAACCCTGCATAAGGAGACCACTGATGTCTGACCTAGTGCTGGTGCCGCGCGAGGCGACAGAGGCGATGTGGAATGCCGGATCGACCGAACGTGAATACGGCAGAGACTTTGAGGCTGTCTATGTCGCCATGATCGCCGCCGCCCCTCCCGTGGACCGTGAGGCGCTGATCGCAGCCGCGCTCTATGGCATCGACAACGTGCATGACATGGACGTGAGCCATAGGGACTACGCGACCGCCGCCGTGGACGCTATCCTCAATCACCTAAGGAGAACAGAATGAAACTTGAAGACTATCTTGCAGCCATTAAAGACAAGCCTGAATTTGTACACATAGACAAGGGAGACTATAGTGTTATCGACTATATTTATATTGATAATCATAGCTTTGATAATCCGCTCTGCCTCGATTGTCGAGGACTAAAGTTCAAGACTGATGGCACCGTACTTGCGCGACCCTTCCACAAGTTCTTCAACCTAGGCGAGAAGGGCACCACCTTTGACATTACTAGGCCCCATACCTTGACAACCAAGAGGGATGGGTCTATGATTCACCCTGCCATAGTGGGTGGAGAACTCCTGCTAATGACACGCAAAGGACACACAGATGTAGCCAAGATGGCCGAGGTCTGTCTTACTGGTGCCCTCAAGGACTTCATGGTACGATCCCTCAAGAGTGGGTGGACGCCCATCTATGAATTTACAAGCCCTCAGAATAGGGTTGTCCTCACATATGATACCCCCTCTCTGCACCTTCTAGCTATGCGTAGCACAGAGTCGGGCCGATACTTTAATCCCCGTGCTGTAGCCGCCCGTGCCCGTGACTTGGGCCTTGACCACGTTGAGCACCATGACTCAGTGGAGGACCTTAATATCTTCTTGAAGCACGCCAAGGAACTCACTGACTTGGAGGGATACGTCATTCAGTTCCATGATGGGGACTTCATCAAGCTCAAGGCCGATGAGTATGTCACAAGGCACCGTGCTTTAGATGACATCAGCAATATTCGCAAACGTCTAGACCTTATTGCCCATGGTAACATTGATGACATTAAACCCTTACTTGCACCTCCTGTTCTCGCAGAAGTGGAAACTCTTGAGCAGAACTTCTGGCACCTAGTACACGATAACACCTTACTGGTAGAGGAAATCTTGCAGGCATATGGGCACCTAGATAGAGGCGTATTTGCCAGAGAACATGCCCTGAAGTTGCAGCCCCCTTACTTGAAAGCTGCTGCCTTTGCTGGACTGGACGGCAAAGATATCCACTCCACTGTTGTAGAACTGACTATAAAGAATTGGAACACCTAATGGATAACAAATTCCACGTCTATATGTACTTGACCTATGATGACATTATAACAGATATAGCCCACGTCTCCAAGTATGATAGCTACGAAGAGGCAAAGTACAGAGTAGATACAGAACGACAAGGCTGGGCAGATGCGGGAGGCCACTTTGCTGTGATACAGATGGCCCCTGAAAATATGCCACAAGAACTTACTCCTTACCTAGAACTCTGTGAAAGGATTATGAAATGACTGAAGAAAAGCTTAGAGCGTACATTGCAGCGCGCATCTATGCCCCTTGGAAATTTTTGCATGAAAAAGATACAAATATTTATGAAGTTTCAGGAGGAAATTATGATGATGCGTATGATGTGGGCGTGGATGACGGGAGACAAGAAATTCTTCAAGAAATTAAAGCAATGTTGGAAGGAGAAACATGCGGTTAATTAATGCAAAAGATATTGGAGGACTCGATGAGAACTATCAGTACTTCACATACAATGGGCTTGACAGTGCCGTAACCCGTGAACTGCACGACATCTTGTACCCGCAGACATGGGACCTCTATGAATTCGAGAAGAAACTTATGGGGCCATGTCTTGCCATGATGCGGCGCGGCTTCAAGATTGACTTGGTGCAGCGTGAATATCTCGCCATCGAGTATAAAAATAAAATTGAAAGTATTCTTGCGCGAATTAAAAGTACAGTTGGGAACCTCACAAGTAATGAGGACTTCAATCCCAACTCCTATAAGCAGATGCAGCAACTCTTGTATGAGGACTTGATGTACCCTGAGCAGTTCGCCTACAAGAAAGGAGAGAGAGTGGTCACTACAGATCGTGACGCACTTGAACGCCTTTACAAGCTGTACTCAAGGTGCCGCCCCCTCATTGCCCTGCTACTCACGCTACGTGATGCCGAGAAAATCTACTCAGTCCTGACTAAGGGCCTTGACGATGGCCGCTGGACTTTCTCCATCAACATTGGGGGCACTGAGACAGGCCGCTTCTCATCCTCAAAGAGTCCTGTTGGCCTAGGCTCTAACATTCAGAACCTCACCAATAAGATGCGAGTGATCTTCATTCCCGACGAAGGCTACACTCTCGTATCTGTAGACCTCAAGTGCGCTGAAAGCAAGGGCGTGGCCTACTTGGCCCTTGACGAGAACTACATTGCCGCCTGCAACTCCGAAGATGTGCACACTATGGTCGCCAAAGATGTATGGCCAGACAAGGTACAAGACCGTGAAAGTGCAGACGCCCACTACTATCGTGACTACTCCTACCGTGATATGTCCAAGAGGGGCCAGCACGGCTCCAACTACTACGGCACCCCCTATACCATGGCGCGCCACCTCAAGGTGCCTCAAGTGGTGATGGAGGATTTCCAGACCAAGTACTTCAATAAGTTCCCTGACATTAGAGAGGGGCACCGTAGCACTGCCATCGAACTGCAGAAGACGGGGCAACTGACAACGCCCCTAGGTAGACGCCGCCAATTCTGGGGACGCCTCCGTGACGACACCACCCTTAGAGAAGCTATTGCCTACGTACCCCAATCTCTGATTGCAGACATTACCAATATGGGCCTCTACAAGGTGTGGCACTACCTCGAACCCAAGGGCCTTCAAGTGCTGGCCCAGTGCCACGACTCCGTGGTAGCACAAATTCCCACCAATAAGGTTGCCGAACTGCTCCCCTTAATGGTACAATATATGACTGCCACAGTAGAAGTTAATGGCCTTGATATGACCATCGAATGTGATGCTGAAGTCGGCATGAACTGGGGCAAATTCAATGCCAACCCTGAGCGCGGCCCCCTCAACCTCGAAGGACTAAAGAAATGGAAAGGAAATTAAAATGATTGACATTAAAGATAGCGTAATGGCGAAGAATACAATGCCCCGTGAAAAGATCGTGAAGTATCAGCGCGAAATTGACAGGATTATTGCGGACATTGGATACACTACTGATGCGTGGAAAGACCGTAAAGGCTTTGCCATGGAACTTCGTGGAGACCTTAATGAAATCTACAACAAGCTGTGCCTTGTTTACCACTGTCATGCACCTCATGAGGTTAAATGAACCTGCGAAGTAAGATTGTACACCAGCGGACATATGCCCGTACCAATGACGAAGGACTCAAGGAGACATGGCCCCAGACAGTGGGCCGTGTTATTCAACATCAGGAGTGGCTGTGGTCCCGATATGGTAAGCCCGACAAGGAAGAACTGAGAGAGCTTGGTCAACTTATTCTCGACTTCAAGGCTGTGCCTGCAGGCCGCACCTTATGGATGGGAGGCACTGACAAAGTTAAAGAGCGTGAAGTCTCCAACTTCAATTGCAGCTTCAAGAAAATGAATACAGTCTACGATGTAGTCGATGCCTTCTGGCTTCTTCTCAATGGGAGCGGTGTTGGCTTCACGCCTAGTCCCGGATCACTGAATGGTTTCCAGAAGCCCATTAAGAACGTCCGTGTAATACGGTCGCAGCGTGACCCTTATGAGAAAGGATGCCCCTACAATGTCGAAACTTTTGAAGATGGCGTGTGGACCATTAAGGTGGGTGACTCAGGAGAGGCATGGGCTAAATCTATTGGCAAGCTTCTGGTTGGTAAGTTCGCTACCGATACTCTTGTCCTTGATTTTTCTGAGATTAGGGGACCCGGCGCTCTACTTAATGGGTACGGTTGGATTAGTGCTGGGGATACTGTTATTTCTATGGAGTATCCTAAGATCGTTAAACTCCTAAATAAGAGGGCGGGTCGCCTCCTAACTCACATTGACATTCTAGACCTGCTTAATCACCTAGGCGTCATTCAGACTGGGCGCAGAGGTGCAGAGCTTGCCCTCTATGACTACGGCAATCAACAGTGGGAAGACTTTGCTACAGCCAAGGCGGGTTACTGGGAGAAGAACCCCCACCGTGCCCAGTCAAATAACTCTATCCTGTTCCACAACAAGCCAGAGCGCCACGAACTTGAGCACATCTTTGATATGATGGTGGCCAGTGGTGGCTCAGAGCCGGGCTTCATTAACTACAAGGAGTTGAAGCGGCGCGCTCCTTATGCCAAGGGCCTTAACCCTTGTGCGGAAATCCTCTTGAGTGATGCAGGCCTCTGCAACCTAGTCGAACTTAATGTAGCGGCCTTTGATGACATGAATGAAATGCTCCGCGCCATCTACCTTATTGCCCGTGCAAACTATAGGCAGACCCTAGTAGACCTAGATGATGGCATCCTACAGCGCAGTTGGCATGAGAACAATTCCTTCCTCCGCCTCTGCGGTACTTCCCTGACGGGCATCGTAATGCGCCCCGACCTCACGCCCCACGACTTCAAGGTCCTCAAGAATTGGGCAGTCCACGGATCGTACTCCATGGCCCAAGAGTTGGGCACGCCTTACCCCAAGAACACTACCACCGTTAAGCCTAGTGGCACCGTCTCCAAGGTCCTTAATTGTACTGAAGGTATTCACAAGCCCCTTGGCCGCTACATCTTCAACAATATCACCTTCTCCAAGTATGATCCCCTAGTAGACGCCCTTCGAGATGCAGGCTACCGCATCATTGACAATCCCAATCAGCCCGATGGCGTAGTCGTTAGCTTCCCAATCTCTTGGGAGACCGTGCCCTTCACTCATACAGGCGAAGGACTATGGATCAATACCGAGAGCGCCCTGACCCAACTCAATCGCTACAAGATGATTATGAATACCTACGTAGAACACAATGCCTCTAACACCATCTCGTACTCCAAGGATGAAATCCCCGAGATGATTGACTGGCTCCTAGCTAATTGGGACTCTTACGTAGGCGTCTCCTTCCTCTTTAGGACAGACCCCACTATGTCGCCCGAAGACCTAGGCCACCCCTATCTACCCCAAGAAGTAGTTGATACCAAGAGATGGTACGAATACACTCAATCCCTTAGCGAAGTGGAGAACATTGAATCAATGAGCAACGAAGTAGACGATGATGGGTGTGTCGGCGGCACTTGCCCCGTAAGATGAACCTTGAAGAAGCACGAAAAACAAATTCCAAATACTATCAAGGAAAGCCGTGCCCTTTAGGACACACATTGGGGAGGTATACTAAGGGAAATAAATGTATAGAATGCCACAGAAAACGCACAACTAAATGGTACTATTCCAATCCTGATAAAGCGTATGAACAAAGACGTAAGTGGAAAAGAGATAATAAAGAAAAGGCTCGGCAATTAGAAAATACTAGACGAAAGCAGAAAGAAGTAAAAGATCAACGGGCTGATTACCACTTAAGAAGAACATATGGAATTAATGCAGAAGTACTTAAAGCGTTAAGTATTAATGGGTGTAATATATGTGGAACATTCGAAGACCTTGCGGTAGACCACTGCCACACAACAGGAATCATAAGAGGAATTTTATGCCAAAAACACAACAGAGGATTAGGACAATTTAATGATGATCCAGAAATTATGATTAACGCAGTCAAATATTTACAAGCATTTCAAAATGAAGTTGGAGGTGTTTGCCCTGTCCGATGACCCACACGCTTACCTACGTGAAGTGCTAGACCACGGAGAAGTTACCTTTATAGATTGTATGGGAGACGACCGCTCAATCGTTAATGCGGCCCGTGTCTCATACAACTCTAATGGTACTCCCGAGGAAGATGCCAAGCTTATCAAGTACCTCTTGAAGAATAGGCATACCTCACCCTTCGAGCACGTTGTCTTCACCTTCAAAGTCAAGGCCCCTCTCTTTGTGCTGCGCCAGTGGCAACGGCACCGCACATGGTCCTTTAATGAGGTGAGCGCCCGCTACACTAAACTACCCAATGACTTCTACACCCCAGAAGAGGGCCACGTAGGTTCCCAGCATTCTAGCAATAAGCAGATGCGCGCCCTAGGGGAGGCCCGAGATACTGAACTATACTACAGGACTTGCAGCGCAGCCTTTGATGTCTATGACACTCTCCTTAAGGAGGGGTGGCCCCGTGAACTGGCAAGGGGCGTCCTACCTGTCTCCACCTACTCGGAGATGTACGCCACTGTAGACCTCCATAACTTGCTGCACTTCCTAGAGTTACGTCTACACGATCACACTCAATACGAAATTAGAGTATACGCTGAACAAATCCTAGAGCTACTCAAAGATTTTGTTCCCATCACCCTAAAGGCATGGAATGAACTACGAGTATAGTACGCCCCAAGGATACTTGAAGGTGAGGGTGCGCCCTCCCTTCCTTGACTTTAGTACACACGCTGCGGGCCAGCACTTTACATTGACAGCAGATCAATTCTTTGATATGATAGAAGATGTAAAGAAATGGATAGAAAATCCACCACAGGTCTCGAACGATGTGAGCTAATAGAAGCTCCTATCTTTCCCGCTACCTATAAGAACAAGAATCAGGCGGCAGGTATCGCCTACGAGAAGAGAGTTGCCCGTTACCTCAAGGAGCTACTGGCGCAGGACACTATTATCCATGGCCAGTGGCTCCGATACTTTGACGAACTCACAGATGAGTATGGCTCTATTGCCCAGCCTGACATTCTCGTAGTCCCCTCTGACACCTCAAAGCCCCTGCACCTTATAGAATGCAAGCTATGCTACCGGCCCGAAGCCAATAAGAAATTGGCCCGCCTCTATAAGCCACTAGTAGAATTTTGCTGGCCCTCTTATAAGATCAAGACCATTCAGGTGTTCCGCTCTGTACCCAAGGGCACTACTCTCGAACTTGACAGCCGCCTCAAAGACATATACGATACAGACTTCACACATCAAAACATCATGGAGCTACTATGACAGAAGAAGACTTCATCACTAAGGAATTACTCTGCGCCCTCCTTTCAAACCCCGGTATGACTGATGTATGTAATAGTTACCAGCTTCTAACTAGTGCGCGCAATATTGCTAAAGAATTTATGAAGACAAGCTCCGCAGTAAGTCCAGAGCGCGCTGAGTGGATTCGGAACCTGCCATGAAGCAGGTATGGCTCGTAATGATTGGCCAGCAGGAAGCACTAGACTATCGAGTTGAAGGAGTATACGCTACCCAAAAGGTAGCTATCTCCACTGCCGAAAGCTACAATGAAAAGAACAATCCCTTTGCCATGGAAGCGTGGGTCCAAAGCGCCCCTTATCATGCATAAGTGGAAGCCCCTCTTGCGGGAAATCAATACGCAAATCTTGAAGGCCGTCCCTTACATCTTGGGAGCTATGGCCCTAGGAACTTTCATTGCCCTATGTAACACCGCCCTTATAAGAGGATACTAATATGGCAACACATCCAATACGATTTAATCCACTAGAACATTACTGGTATCTGGCTACCCCCTACACTAAGTACGAAGATGGAATTGAATACGCTGCCGTAGGGGCTGCAATTATTGCTGAAAGATACATCTTAGAAGGTATCCCTGTCTACAGCCCAATTGTGCATTGTCATTCTATTGCCATGCAGGGGAGCATTGATGCTCTTGATAGCGCATATTGGGTTGCCCAACAGGCCCCAATGATGTACAACGCTTATGGCCTTATCGTATCTAATATGAAAGGCTGGAAAGAAAGTGCAGGCGTATGCGCCGAGATTGAATACTTCGAGCAGGCACTCAAGCCTATCATCTATGAACAGGGGACTTACGGTATGGTCCCAAAGGTAAAGGAGTATCTATGATCTTCTCATGCGGAGAGACTTACGAAGCGTACTTGGACCGTGTAGTTAATTGGCATCCCTATTATGCATGGTGGCCTACAAAAGTCGAACACATTAATGGCAGACGCCAGTACGCATGGCTTCAGTGGATAGAATGTAAGCGAGGAGTCTATAGTCACATGTATGGCTGGCTATGGGAATACCGCATCCGTAGAGAAGTAGAGTGACTGGCTTCTCAATAGATTGGGAGTAACCTGCTCTCACCGCCAAAGAGAAAAGCCCTTAGGAGAAATCCCGAGGGCTTTTTTCATTCGTACTTAGTCAGGCTTAGACTCCCATTCGGTTCATGATGCGAGAGACAAGTCCCTCGGAGGGCACAACGCCCGCGTCCATAGCCTTTTCCTTAGTGCGGCCATTGACGTATACACCTAGGACGGCAAGTGCTGCGCCCATAGGAACATTCAGTGCTGTAATGAAGGTGGCGTAGGCGGGCATGGCAATAGGCTCCCAGCCCACAACGTAGCAGCCCATAGAGACCTGCAAGGTTAGAGTGAGTGCGACCAGATAGCCGAAGGTGGGGCGCATCCTCCGTACGTACCAGTCACTAGAAGCAATCTCACTCCTATAAGTTTCATTGACGGCCAGAAGGTTAGTGCTCTCGGCCACAAGGTACATCTGCTGCAAGTCTTTCTCGTGATTAAGTTCCAGTTCTCGCAGCTTAATCATTGCCTGTGGATCATTTAGAGCTTGCGCGACAGCCTCAGGAGTATCCTTTACCCCTAAAGCACTCGCAATAAGAGTACCAACTGCGGCACCGGCTGGACCCCCAATAAGGGAACCCAGCAACGGCAGCCCGCCGCCTAATAGTTTTTCGCCAAGATTTTTCCAGTCCATAATGAATCCCTGTCAATTGTAGTAGCAAAGTACTGAGGTATTGCATAGAAGGCCTCCTTGTACCTATATCGTATAAGCTGTTCCATCTCTAGTTCACCTTCAATTGGAAGTTCATGCTCTTCCCATGGATGGTGTAATGTCCATGCTCTCATCAGGAGTACTCCTTCTTGAGCCGTTCATATGAGATTAATTCTAAGTCGTAAGTGCCCGCCCGCACATCGTGCAAGTAGCTAACGCAGTTGCGCCACATATGCTGGACCGGCTTTGCATACTCTTCAACTTGATCTTCATCAAGGAAGCATCCGGCCACAAGGCTCTGCACCTTCTCGCCATTAGAGCGCGTACGCTCTGCGTAGTCAACGAGGTGGCTGTGCCCACTGACAGCACTAATCATATGCTGCTTGACAATAGAGGCCGCAGGGTGCTCGCCGCTGATAGCGCGGGCCATAACGCCTGACACAAAGTAGTGCTGGAACGTCACGCCATCAATATCGACGGGCACCAGAAAGCCATTATACTCCCAGCCCGGAGGCGCGGGGGCACGAAGCTCTCCCTTAAGCTGCGGCTCATAATCTAGAAGGCGGTGGTATCTGTACTCGTGGTTCCCCTCACAAAAGACACGGCGGGGCACCTTCTTCTTACTGGCTCGTAGGCGCGCAAACATTCGGTCTGCGGCATCGTGGCCTGCATCAATGTCTCCCTTGTAATTCTTGGAGACGAAGCCCGCCTTGCCCTTATCGTAAGAGCACAGGGAACCCATATCATAGAAGTCGCCCAAGTGCACAACGACATCAGGCCTCTTGTCAGCAATCAGATTGCCAAGCCAGTCGAAGCGCCTGTTAGACGCCTCGGGCTTGCAGTGGCTGTCAGGGATTACGAGAATGTTACTCATGTTCCCATCTCCGAATTTCAGCACCACATTCAGAGCAATGAAGCCGCCCGTCCCAATCGTCATGGATGGAGGTTTCTCTGTAGTGCCCTTTTTTACAATCTTTGCAAGGCTTACCTGTATTATCTTTCATGTGTTTCCTTGAAATGGTGAAGCTCTTATTATATCACGCTCCAACGGTATCAGCAAACTCCTGCTTGATCGTCGGCAAGACCTTTCCCTTCCACATCTCGTAGATAATACCAGAAGGCTTGACCTCAATGTATACGTCTACACCCTGCTTATCAAAGAGTTGTTCAGCGTCTTGGGCCTGCGCCACAAGTTCACCTGTGGTGTAGAACTTCTTGCCATTAACTTCCGCAACGAAGTACTTGGGATTACCCTTATCATCCTGAGCATCCACGTCATCGGGCTTGCCATCCATGCAAGAATCAAAGCCATAGAGGATGAAGCGCCTGAAGCCCATAGTGTACATAAGACCTACTGAGCGCATTGCACTGCAAGTGCCGCCCTGTACAAAGAAGTGGTCAGTACCCTCAAGTTCCGGGACCAGCTTCACGGCAGAGTTCCAAGCGTGCCAACCCCATACGTCGTAGTGATTGTCTACGAGGAAATCGACCATAGCCTTGTCGGTCATAGAGGCCACGAAGAACTTTGTGCTCTTGGGTGCCCTGTCCACTAAGGAGCTACGGACCTTGCCATGAGTAGACTCTTCATTGAAAGGCCGTGGATCAAGAATGACACAGCCCCAAGGCTTGATGCCCGCGCCCACAAGGATGGGCAGGGAATGCTTGACACAAAGGATGAGCGCGCCCTCCTTCTGCTTCCTCTTAAGTTCCTCAAGGTGATTCTTCAGGGATGGGCCTGCACTGCAGATGAGTACTTCCCGGCCCGCCACTTCGCACTGTGGCACCCACTTCTTGATCTTTGAGAGAGCGTACTTGATATTTTCGGCAATGTACTCCTTGGGGCGGGAATCCTTAGGCTGAATCTTGAAGCCCCCGCCATCACCTTTCGGAGCAATGCCGAACTGGGGAGGATCAAAGCTCTCGTCAGTAGTTAGAAGTACGGCCAGATGGGTAATGCCCCCTTCGCGTACTCCATCCTTAGAAGGCAAGATGAATTTGCGAGGCGCGTCCGCAAGCGTGTTATCCCAGAGGTGGTTCGTGCCACAATACTCTGGGGCAGGGATACCCCCACGACTATCAGGAGTAAAGTAATCGTCAAGAACGATAACAGGAACATGCTTAAGATACTCATAATCATTATGGGTAGTGCCAACAGAGTGGCCCCCATCAATGAAAGCAAAGTCCACACCTGAGAGGTCAACGCCCGCCATTGTAATGTTGGTGTTGCCTTTATGCAATTCATAAGTGAACTTCTTGCCGTGCTCTTCAGCGGTCTTAGCAAATCTTTCGAGTTCTGCAGAAACTCCTTCAACAGTCTGCCGACTCTTGGCGTTAAGTTCTGTAACATCCAGTTCCTCCGTTCCCTCTTCAAAGAGGTCAAAGCCAATGTAGTGGACGTGATCTGTGTACTGTAAGGCATGGAAGCCTATCTGCACAGCACGCTCTCCGCGCCAAGTGCCTGTCTCGCAAATTACAGAGGGACGGTAGTGGCGCACTAGGCCCATAAGCATTTCATACCTATTGGCGGTGTTCTGCACCTTGTCTTTGCGCGCCCCCTTGTAGTGCTCCATCTTGCGCCCTAGGGGAGAGAACTGGAAAGCCTCAAGACCCTCGACACCCTCACTCAAGTTCTTGACTGAGAGGCCGTGCGCCGCGTGATAGTTAAGGAGGCGCGTGAAGATGTAGCCATCGTGCCACTCCTGATAGCGGAACATCTCGCCACTGAGATAGGTGCCCTTGAGGTCCCCAATGAAGTATACGCCCAAGGTATTGAGCTTGATGCTCAGGAAAGAAGTTTCACTGTAGTCGATGGAGGTGCGCCCCAAGTGGGAAATTACTACGTCATCGGGTGCCCACTCCTGCAGGTCCTCAATAGTAACTTCCTTAAGGGTCTCTGTGTCGGCGTCTAGCCAGATGAGAGTGGAGTCCTTCTTGAGAAGGCGGGCTGCATCCACGATAGCGAAGACCTTGTGTGCAAACTTCTGGGCATCTACCCTGTAGTTGTAGTTGCCTTCAGGGCTAACACCATTCAATGATCCAAAGGACTTGAACCAGTTATCGTGGTCGGATGTCTCGTGCAAATTAAAGTAGCCAATATTATCTGCCTTGGGTGCATCTTCTGGAACTTCCATATCATGGTAGTATGCCATAAGATATACGTCAGAAGGCCACTTGTCTTTGTATGCTTCTAGGAATGTCTTGGCATACTTATCGTAGCCTTCCTTATTGAACGATGTTACTACTGTATACATTACCACCAAATCTCCTTCTTCTTTTTAAGGGTGATTGTCTTCTGATAGGCTTCCATTTCCTTCCACCACAAGTCGCCCATAGCACAATTCTCTTGGCTGGGGAACCACGGTGAGAACTCCGTGTAGTGAATGGCTGCGGGACTACGGCACTTGGAGTGTCCCGGAATATGGTTCCAGTCCTCAGGGATACTACCAATAAGGTGATCGGGGCATCCCTTGAAAGCGTGGAGGTCCCGGCCCGGAGTAGAGTTTACATTAGGAAATCTGTATTCCCCCTTAAGATTAAAGAGAAACATGGAAGACCATAGCTTACGAGGATACCCGCTTTGGACCTTGTTGTCAAGTTTAGTTGAAGTAGTGCCATTGAACTTGTGCTTGACACACATGATGTCGTAGTCTCCTTTCTTGGTGTGGATCATCATATTGGCGATGTCCTCCAAGAATAGGAAGTCGGGATCAACGAACATTACCCAGTCAGAATAGCCTTCAAGGCGGGCTAACTCGGGCACCAAGAAGCGAGTAAAGGTGAACTCCGAAGAGTAGGGTCGCCCATCAATAGCGTCAATGGTCTGACCCGAAAGGCCTTCAATGAAAGAGGGCCGAGTATAGAGGCCCTGTGCCCTGAGAGTATTAATCTCTAGGGGGCGGATGTCAACTGGAATGGTTGCCCGTCTCTCAATAGAGAATTTAGCGATCTGGTACGCTATTGACTCGCGAGGATCGTAGCCGATAAATATTGGCAAAGCCTGCTTCATCTAGAAAATCCTTATATTGTAATGAAAGGGCAATGTAATGGACTTCAGTTCGCACATACTTAGAGAGTACACTGGAGAGTGCTTTAGTGTACACCATGTCTACTACGCCTACAAGTTCATACCTCTTGTCCGTCTTGTCCCATATGAAGAGACCTCCACCACTATTACCGGGCGCGGCCTCAGACGAATGCTGAATCTTATCCTCGAAGAGGGCAGAGATAATTCCCTTGGTCATAAAGATGGGCATCCCAAAGCCCCCGCCTACTGTATAAGATTCTGTGGATACCCCAGATGTAAAGCCTAAGGATGCTACAGGCAACTTCGCCTCTACTCTGATAAGGGAGAGGTCTACGGTTGGGGAGGTATACACTTCTTCATAGGGTAGGTGTGTAATCTCAAGAGGTGCGCCGTAATTATCATAAGTAGTATAAGCAATATTACGGGCATCAACAATGTAGTCTGTCACATGCTTGGCAGTAATAATGTAGGAGTAGGTGCCATCATAGTAGATGGAAGTGCCAGAACCTACAGGCCTGTCTGCCGTATTAAGTTGGACCACAGGTGCCAGCATCTGAGTAATCGCCTCATAAGTATTAGAGGGGGCAGAAGCTGTCAATAGAAATAGTGCAACAAGTCCAATTAGTAACCGTTTCATACCTTAATTATACTCCTTATATCAAGCTTGTCAAGAATAGTATTGCTGACGGAAGCGGCGTCTCAGGTCTGACCTGATGCCACTTAAGTAGGGGTCGCCATTACTGCGCAAGAGGTCTCTACGCAGGCGCTCCTGCACAGTCTCTAGATTCAAGTTGATGCGGTGTTCAGGCTCCACACTCTGATTATGCTCACGAACATCTGCAATCATCTCACGAATATTTGCTGTAATGCTCTGAACTTCTTCTGTGTCCCCTCCCCTCTTAGCCTTGAGGCGGTCCCAATAAAGGTTAGTCAATTGATCGTGAACACGTTCAGTGGCGCTACGTGTCTTCTGATCGAAGGCCTGCTCCTGATAGACGGTACGCCGCCTCTCTGACTGCTGAGTAGGTGTGAAGCCCATAAATTTGATAAAGGTCTCAAGGGCATTAGGCTCGTAGCCTAGGAGGGCACCAGAGCCAGAGCGGGCACCACCTTGTGACTCATCGACAGCATTGGCTATATTCTTCATGGCGATAGGTAGGAGGGCCGAAGCTGAATAGGCCATATCGTAACCTTGCCCACGTCTGCGCAGGAATTCTGTAATGGCCCCTGAGACAAGACCGGCTGCTGGGCCAATCTCTGCAGTATGCCCCTCAATAAGGCCGGAGGGCAGGACCTGCATACCGATGCGCTGACTGATATCCATACCTAGGGCGGTCGGAATACCATAGAGAGTAAGCTTGGCTAGGTCTTCACCGAAGAGTTCATTAGCCCATAGGCGCACCTCTTCCTCAGGGGGAGCATCACTCATAAGGCCAAGGAGTGTAAAGAGGTCTCTAATGCCCGGATAGACGAACACGCCACCCAGTGCCCACATGGTCATAGCCATCATCGTCGCCATCTTGGTCTTTGAAAAGTTCTTTTCCTTAAGGCCCTTATAGGCTTCGCCCAGTCCTTCAAGTTGGAGTTGGGTCATCTTCGTAGTGAAGGAGAGGAACTGCGTGGGAATAGCCATGACACCTCGCATGAGTTCCGGCCTATTGATCTTGTCAACAAGGAACTGCGTCTTCTCTACGGCAATACTTGCAAGCATTTCCGCAGACCCTTTAGCTTCTGCAATGTCTGAGGCATGATGCGTATTCTTCATATAGTCCTGCATCTTGGCACGGAAGCTGGGATTGGTTCGTGCCATCTCATAGGCGGCAACGAAGGTAACGACGCGGTTCATAATCTCTACGAAGTTGAAGCCTGTGGCTGCAAAGTTCTGGACTTCCGCCCAAAGTTCACGCGTTCGATTTGAGGCAGCAAAAGCGTCACCGCCGATACGCCGTGAAGACCGCTGCGAATCTGTAGAGATGGGGAATAGCAGGCCCCTCTGGGCAGCAGCATGCATCGCCTTCCAGAGAGCAGGATCAATACTCTTGGGCTTCTTCTCCCAGTCAATGATGTCTTCAGAGAAGGCAAAGAACTGCCCACTCTTTAGGGCTTGCCAATTCACCATCTTGCGAAATACCCCAAGGGCCTTGGTCATATGCTTTATGGTTTGACGCACACCCCCAAAGTGTGATAAGAAGGGAGCGGAGGCCACTGCAAGCTGCGTGGCATTGACGGCGGCAGAGGCAAAGTTGAAGCCGATGGCCCAGAAGAATGCGGCCTGTCTAATGGCAGCGAATTCTTCTTGTGGCGTAAAAGCATACTGGAAATACTTCAGAGCATAGTCGCCCACATCTTTGTTGTTCTGCACATTCTCTAGAGCCTCGGATGCCTTGGAGAAAGTAGAAGCACGAGCAATGAAGTAAGCGTTGCGGATGGTCCCCTTGAGAAGGGAGCTATCAAGATAGGAGTCAAGATTGCTCGCATTAATGTAGCCGGGAGTATTCTTACGGCGCACGAACTGGTACTTGACTTGAGAGGTAAAGGTGGCGTGCTTCATCTCCATATTGAAGGTGTCCCATTCTGCAGTATTCTCTGCACCGGGCAGCGCAATACCAAATTTATGGGCAAGAGATTGAATATCTACAAGTTCACCTAGGGCATTCTTGTAGAGGGGAGTACTCTTGAAGTAGTCTCTATTAGGGGACATAGGACTAATGATGTACTTGTCCTCATTCTTGTACTCATCAGGCATGGCATTCATGTGCTCTGCAGTGGTCTGCCGAATGCGCCGCTTCTTGCTAAGGAGCTTCTTGCCGTCACGCTTTAGTATAGGAATATCAAAGTATTCTAGGTAGCGAATTTCTCCCTGCTTAATAGTGCCATCTGCCTCAACAATCTTGTCGTGAACGGCAATAGCGTAATCGCCATGGCGCATGTGGGGAATATAGAATTTACCCTTAAGCTTATTGATCTGCTCAAGGTCCTTGATGAGGGCGTCCAGCTTCTCACTATCAATCTTACCTGCGTCGGGAAGAAGGCCATAGAGGACTGCAAGGGGAGTATTGGGATCAAGGATCGCGCCCATGATCTTACCGGCTTCAGCGATACGCGCCTTGCCCAGTTCATCAAGGGTCATCTGGGAAATCTCGTAGATGTTCTTTACCGTCTGCCAATCCGTGTAATCCAAGTAGAAGGTACTCTCAGCATGGAAGACATCATTGACAGGAATATCTAGCTCTTCGCCGTAGAAGTCCCCGTAGAGACGCTGCATCTCCTTGACGCTGACCCTATAGAGGAAATTCTCAGTGCTTACACCATCCTCATTAAGAGACTGCTGCATATCTTCACTAAGAGCGGTAGGACTAATCTTGTCTTCCAGCATCTCGACAGTCAGGCCGAAGTGATCCATAGCAGCAACGGCCCGCGTCAGATTCTTTGTCTTGTTAATGCGGAGTTGCAGCTTCTTATTGGTGCCTACGACAGAGAAGCGCCACGGATTAGATGCGTAGTTCTCCTTGAAGGTGCGCAACTTGGGTAGCATCTTGTTCTGAATTTCACTAGCCTTGTTGCCCATCTCCTTGGCAACTCTGAAGATAGGCGCAAAGGCCGGATAGTGGTCCGCGATCCATGCGGGATCAGCAATCTTGCGCGCCACCTTAAAGCCCGTGCCTTCACCGTAATCCTGACTGGCAATATTCTCTTCTGTGAAGGGTACCGCCTCAGTGGGAATTACTTCTGCAAAGTTAGTATCAAAGCCTGCGGGCACATCAATAAATTCTGGGACCCTAGTGTAGACGAACTGGTTCTCATCAAAGCTGATCCAATGAGGCAGAAAATCTACAGGATTAATTTGAAGGCCATCAAAGCCCGCACTCTTGAGTACATCAGTAAGAATTTTCCATGCCTTAGCAGGATTCTTAATCATGTCTTGTTCTACACCAAGGAGTATATTATATGTAGCTTCCTTGCCCATATGCTGCTCTATAAGGGCTTCCATGATCGTAAGGGGACTTGGATTCCACTCAGAAATATTAATCATGAGGGGATTCTTCATATTCATAAAGGCCGGGGCAATGCTGGAATCAATGAGGTGCAGGTCTGACGTGGGCATTGACTCATTCATAGCGGAGGCCTGCGAGACTGCCACAATTTCGCCTTCATCTGCCTTGCGCCTGAAGAAGACAATAGGCTGACCATCCGCAGTACGTACCACTGTATTACCAATGGCATCTACCTCGTGAGGAAGTAGAGCCGCATCTAGGCGTAGCTTCTTGAAGTATTCTAGGGTAGCTTCTGTATTAGGGGTGGCGGCCATCTTGCCACTAAGGAAGTCATCATAGATATCTTGGTAGGTTCTGATGTCGTTCTGGGCTAAGAGGTTCCGCATATTCTTGAAGAAGTTCCAGATGCGGCTAAAGATTTCCTTTGCCTTACCATAGAGGGTCTTGGGATTTTTCCCCCTACTCTTCATGAGGTAGTAGGCTTCGAGACCGTAAGCGCGAATCTCCGCCATGCTCTTCTGGGTAACATCTGTACCTGGGAAGATTGCACCTAGCTTCTTTGCCTCTTCTACAACAGCAATAAGCTGATGCTTACTTGAATTGAGAATGTTAATGTCTTCGGAAGAGACAAGGCCTAGGCGTTCTGCAAGATGCAAAGCTTCATGCACTACAACACGGCCATCCTTACTTATAGAGGCAATGGCGATATGGCCTGCATTAGGTAAGGCAGTTGTTACACCTCTAGCAGAGTGGGTTCCCCAAATGATGTAGGGAGCTTCAGTGAAAAACATCCTATTAATGGAGCTTCCCAGAATCTTCTCAGCTAAGGCGCGCATCTCCCCAACAACCTTGGCCCACTTCTCCTGATTCTGAATAGGAACGCGAACTTGCCCATCCTGATACGCATAGCTATTATGTAGAGCGCCCCCTTCTACAGAGGTCCAGCCTTCTGCAAGATTGTCAGTATTGCCCTCTTCCACTTCGTCACGCTCACTGTCAATTACTGACTCTAGGAAGGCATCATCAACATCTGCTTGGGCTGTACCTTCTGCCTCTTCATTGGACATCTGTGCAGCAATTGCCGGGTCTATCTCCGTAGAGTCTTCTTCTACTGCATTCTTTGAAGCTAGGTACTTGGCCTTGCCGCGCCTCTTGCGAGCCAGTTCTGCTTGTCTGAAAGCGTAAGCTTCTAGGAAGTCATTGGCTGCCTTCTCAGTCTGGAAGCGCCTGCCATAAGGCTTGCCTTCAATGGTGATGTCATAGAGGCCATCCTTGGCTAGAGTAGCTTCTGCTGACCCATCCTTGGTAAGGAGCTTGCCCCCCAGATTTACGACAGAGACCGCCTTGATATCTTTCTTGGCAGCACGTCTGGCATTCTTATCAATAACTTCATCAGCATACTGCTTACCCTTGAGGGCACCAT